CTGTATGGAGGAGCCATCATTATCAGTAGTAGCGGCTGAAGTAAGTGTCACGACACCTGTAGCCGTATCTGCGGCAATAGCTACTGCGGCACTGGTGTCTTTTACCACCGTCCAGTCATTGGTAGCGTCAAAAAATATACCGGTGAAATCATCAAGAAAAACCGCCTGATCAGGCCAAACCCCAACTTGCAGGTTTTCAAGCCCCTTACGGGAAGCGGAATAAAGAATAGGACCTTTAAAATGAGTAGCCATGTAAGTGTCTCCTGTCGTGGCTAGTGTCTATCACGGGATGTAATAGTCAGTGACGGGGGAACTATACCCCAAAATAAAAAGGGCGGCAATAATGCCGCCCTTTTTAATCCTCAGTTTAATTAAGCTCCAGGAGAGCCAAATACGCACCTTGGATCCGATACACCAAAGGTATATCGTTCACGGGCTTTATATCGCACATTACCTGTCTCAAAATCACCTTCCATAGTGGTTTTAATAGGTGTACGTACAAAATGTTTAAACCCATTAGGGCAATCAGTCTTGAGAAAATACGCATCCGTATCAGTCAAGAAGTGATTAACCACATAGCCATTTGGCAACATACCCATGCTCTTAGTAGCATTGATATCATTATCTGCTGTCCCAGGACGCAAATTAGAAGCCAATAGGCGTTCAGCTATAAACTGCAAAGAAGCAGGAATAATTAGTTTCATCCCTCTTAATGCAATTTTTAAGCCTCTTTCGTCAATAAATGCGGCAATATCAATAAGAGATTGCTCTAATGACGTTTCATTAAGGTCTGCCGCAGTAGTCAACGTGTTGGCAAAGTTACCCCCACCAACAGTCGGGTGAGCTGTAGAACAAAGCTCTACACCATCTCCCATCAGAAAACTACTATCAAATGCGTTGTTTAACACATTCGCAGCCTTAACCTGCTTGGTATTAGCCATTGAACGAGCCAATGCTCTAGTGTACCGAGTAGAAAGACGATCATAAAGATTATCTTCCACTGCTTCCTCAGTAATAGCAAAAGCAAGTGCAATAGTTTCCATTGTATAACGTGCCGTATAAGCCTCGTTTGCTGTGTCATACGTTACCGCAGCACCCTCACCTTTTACGGGGGCTTGACCAAAGCCCGAAAGCATAACTTCCTCTTCAAAAGCTCTATCAGAACTTTCTTCATCGAAAATTTCTGCTTGCTCATCGTCATACCGGTCATACTCCAAACCGAACAAAGCATTCAATCCCGGCTCTAGTTCTTTTAGGAGTTGGGAACGTGAAATAGCCATATCCTAATCTCCTATTAGATTCCAGCACCAGTACCGTTAGCGTTGTAACGATAGAAGTGGTTATTTAAAAGAACAATCGCTAAACGACCAGCAACAGTAGCATCATCATTATCAGGTGTGTCTTCAAAACCAATAATTCTCATATTAAGAGTATTAGTAGTATTAACTGTAGACACAGCCAACTCTGCGGTGGAAATAAATGTAGTCGCATTTCCACTTGTAGCTGTTGCAAAATCAGCGTTTGCATGAACGATCAAATCTGCCGCTGCTGCATCACAGTTGATTAAAAACAACTGGTCAGGGTTAGCAGCAATTAATCCGGTTACTATGGTACTAGCTTTAACAGCCGCAGTTCCCGGATACTTGTTATTAAACGTAGGCGTACCGTTTAAGTCGGTGTATTCACACCCCATAAAAGCACCCAATAAAGGCACGGTTCCACCAGTGGCTCCTCCTACAATATCAATCATACCATTAGCTAAAGGAATAACAGGAGTGCCTTGATAAATTACACTGGAACTCCCAGCCGTAGCTACGGTTTGAATTGGATAAGAGACCAATCCACTTGTGTTCGCACCTGCACCGAGCATTTTATATGGACGCAATCCAAAAGCAGCATCTATATTTGCCATAAGCTCAGATCCTCATTATTCGGGAGCTTTACCGCCCCCAAAAGTTATACGGGATTGCCTTTCAGGTTTACTGATAGGCATACTAGGTTGCGATTCCCTTAATAAATCATTATCAACGGCATCCATCATATCGGATGTTTTACGACGAAAATACTCTTCTCTTTGTTGACGTAAGTCTTCAGGAAATCGAGCGAGTAACAGACCGCCTTGACCAAAAATTCCTAGGTGTTTACCTTCATTTACTACTTGGCCTTCCCAGTCTGGATACTCATCAGCGCGAACTAACTCAAAGCCTTCGCGGAGCCTCGCCGAAATGTTTTTCTTATCGTCGAATCCCATAACTGATTCACGGATCCAACGATGAATAAACCCCTCGGGAGGTGGCGGTGCGTCTAGTGAGGACGGAGGTGCCCACGTTCGTGGACGACTATTTTTAGCCCTTGTACGGCTATTGCGTGGACTACGATCATTTTCTTTTTGATCGGTTTTCACGTTATCTGTCATGAATATTGCTCCCTAATCCTAATCTTCTCTACTTGTTCGGCGTATTTTTTGTGCGGTACATTCAACTTATCGGCCATTTTAACCTCAGATTCTGTAAGTACAACCTCTTTTTTACCTTTTTTATTAATTGTACTTCTACTTGCTCCTGCAACACGGGGGGTAGCTCTTCTCTTATTCTTTTGAAATTTATGAGGAAATGCCTCCCCAATACGCTTATCAAGCTCATTATAATAAGAATCTGGCTCCCCTAATGGGTCATATCCCTCTTCTAATAAGGTCTCATGCTCCGACATAGCCACCAAAGTCATGGGTCTATTTTCCCCAAACCACTCATTACGCTCTGCCCAGTTTTCTGCACGGGGGTCTGTTTGTTGTTGAGGCGAGGCTTGATATATAGGAGCTTGAAGGCGAGGTTGTTGAACGGGAGCTTGAAGTTGTTGCTGCTGTCTACGGCGTACACGCCCCACTTTATCCTTATCTGCGCTTACATTAGCCAATAAAACCTGAATATCAGCCTGTTTGTCCGAATCTCCACTGTCTATTGCCTTTTTAAGCTCTTGTTTGAGGAGTTTTTCTTGAGTTTGCACCCTATGGTCATACTCATTAACATAAGAATTGTCCAAAGAGGCAGTTTTATGCCTCATTTCGTCCATTTCCACATTAACAGACCGAGCATACTCCGTTGCAGCGTTTTCTCGTCTTTCTGCTTCTCTTAATTTAGCCGTAAGTTTGTTAATACGCCTTTGTACTTTCTCACTATGGGTTTTTAATTCTTCATCTTCATCCGTGATAGCTGCTTCATTTGCAACAATTTTAACCTCATCAGCCACATCGTTATCAAGCTCTATAGTAAGCTGCTCTGGGGAACTTTCTTCTTTATCATCTTCTGGCATGGTTTATCTCCATGTTAATAGTGCAATATATCATCAGGGTGAGTGATAGTGGCTAAAACTTCATCGTCATTTAATAATCTGACCTCACCACCTTCAATACGGAATCTGCTTCCGGCATAACGCCCAAAAATTATCCAATCTCCTTCTTTACACCACGGTCTTTCGTACCTGTTTACATCTTTATAGGCATCTGGTCCTACTGCAAGAACATAGCCACATACTGTGGCTACCTGCTCTCTTTCTACCTGACTGTCTGTCAAGACAATTCCGCCATCTGTTACTCTTTTACCCATATAAGGCAATAATAAAATACGCCACCCCGTAGGTTTAGGCATTTTTTCTTTGGCAGATTCGGGAATTTTAGTAGGGTCTAAAAAAAGATGGTGTTCATTCACATAAGCATCTGCCACCGACTCAACTTTGTCTTCAGCAACAGGCACACTTTTCAGTTTTTTCTTGGGTTTAACGGGGGTAATATCTTTTAAATGATCAGGGACAATTATGTTAGTCATCTATATCCTGTGTATCTAGCAGGGCTTTTAACTCCTGTTCTAAAACGGCAAGTTCTCCAATTACAGCACGGAGCTCCTTGTGTACGGCAAAATCAGCAACAGCCCCAAAACAAAGGGCCTCTTGTGTTGCTTCACGCCGCTCTCTTAGTATCTTAAGCATTTTTTCGTAAATGTAAAGGTCTAAACTCATTCTGGTCTTTGAACTCCTTTCACTTTCTCATATGTTCTGAATCCACCAAGCCCTAAAATACCCCCTAATACAGTCAGCAAACTGGTCATATCAAATTCTGGTAAGGGGGGGAGTGCTATCCCTAAATAGGAACAGAAAAACATAGTAACGGGGGAAAAAATAAAGTGCCATGCCAGTGCAATTCCGCATGTCCAACCAATAAAGGGTCTCCATCCTGCTACAAATAGGCTCTTATGGGCTGCTTCTTGCTTATTAACTTCAATTTGGGCTAAGGCATTTTCATGAGATTGTTTAGCTGCCATTGTAGCTATCTCATGGGCAAGCGATGTTCTTAAATCTTTATCAGGGATTACCTTGTCTAAAATTTTAGTAACAGGGCCAATAATTCTATTAAAGATTTCTATCATCCCTATTTATTAGACCTTTGTAATGCAATTCTCGCACGTAATTGTGCTATGTCTTCTGTGCTGTCTATACGGCGGTTTTGAATTTCCATGTTGCGGGCATTTTTCTCTTCTTCGAACTCTAGCCTTTCTGCATCGTACATTTGGTCTGCACGTTGGTCTTGTTCTTTAAGATCCAATTCTCGTTCTTTCAGAGCAATTAATGGGTCATCATCCCCTTTATTAGCCGGTGGTAATGTCTCCTGATGCTGTTCTATAATCTGTGCCTGTATTTGAGCTACTAAAGCTGCCATTTGCGCGGGGTCTTGGATTCCCATCTGTTGTGCTTGTTGTTCTGCCATCATCTGAGCCTGTAGGCCCAAATGGTCATAAATGTGCTTTTCTAATGTCAATAATACCGGAGTTTGTTGCTGGGCTATCCCACTCTCCATATACCCCATGTGTACTTTAATATGGGCTTGATGGTCTTGCTCAGGAAAAGCCTTGAGTTCTCCTTGACCGTTGGCAGCATTGCTGGCTTCTTGGTTTTCGGTGGCTGGGTCGGTTGGTTCAGGAGTCGGCTGCGGTTTTAAAATTTCATCTATGTTCTGTACCCCTAATGCCTGATACACACGGGTATAGGCTTCATACATATTGTGCATGTCTGGGTCTGCTGTTGCGAGCTTTAACTGCTCTTGTGCCAATACCACCCGTTGAGACATACTGAAAATATTGGGATCACTCACTGGTAAAATATCAATGCGGCTGTCAAAATCACTTGATTTAATTTGGGCGTCTTCTCCTACGTCATAGGGGTAGGGGGCGGGGTCCTCAGCAAATAATCTAGACAACATTTTAAGTTCTATTTTCATACTGGCATACATACGCTTATGTACTGCCGAAACAATCCTCGATCCTCTCTCCAGCAAAGCAATAGTCGTGCCTACTGGCATTGCCTCATTACTGTCACCAACACTTATATCGGTTGTACCTATAAAGCGTTGGGCCGCATCCACTACAAACCCCATTAACTGAAATAAAGTCGCGCTTGGTTCCTTATAAGGCAACGGTATAAGTCCTGATCGTATATCCCCGCCGGGAACATCAATATCACGCCATTCTCCCGGATGCAGCGGATTACCTTGATCAGCTATCCGCACCCCTTTTGCTTTAAATCCTGAGGGCAAATTAGCTAATGTTCCAGCATCTATCAATTGGCGCAATGTACTGGTAGCGGTGCGGCTCAAATTACCCAGTAAATGCACTAATCCAAAACCATAAAAGCCCAAGCCGGGAGTAAACTTGTACTGTACAAAAGACCCAATACTCGCTTTAACTGGGTCATCTTGGCGATAATTACGGCTTATACGCAATACCGCATTCATATCGTCACAGACGGTTACTACATAGGGTAATTTAACCTCGGTGTTCTCACCCGTAATACCTGCAATATCTGGAAATTCCTCCAAATCCAAGGAGCAATGGCACTCGTATAATGTGACCTCCTCATCTGGAGAGGTACGCTCTATACCCTCTAATCTGTCATATTCTTCCTGTATGGCACTATACTCAGTAAAACCCCCCTCGGTTATTTTTACATCCGCATAAAAACCGCTAAGTTGCATTTTACGCAACTCATTTTTGGACATCTTTACAACATGGGTTATGCGCTCTGCTGTTCTTAAGTCAGTAGCTGTGTAAGGTACAAGCACATCCTCAGCGGGCACAAATTTACTTACTGGTTTTTTAGTTACATCATCAAAATAGACCTTTTTAAAAGCGGAACCCGCCAACCCTATAAAATAGAGCATCTGGTCAAATTCTGATTCGTACTCTTCCATGCCATACATGATTTGATAGTTCATGTATTCCTGCACCCGCTGTGCCTGTTTTTCTATTTCTGGGTTGGAAACCCCTATAATTCGCGCGGTTACTGGCCCAGTGCTGGGTAGCAGTTCTTTGTAGGCTTGGGCTTGGAATTGGGTTACAGCTTCATTTAACAAAGGGTGCGTAACCCCTGATGCTCCGGCAAATGGCTGCGTACGATCTTGGTACCTTAACCCCAGTAATTTAAGTCCTTTGGTATAGGCTTGTGACCATTCATCACGGCTGCTTTTATCATCTTGCACAGAAGACATTACATAAGACTTTACACTGCTTATCGTCTTATCGCTTAATGAATCAATCAAATTGTCGAAAAATTCATCCGGCTCTCTGCCTAATTCTTCAATCTCCTGTTCTGTTTCCTCTTCGCCTTCGAGTACAATTTCTGTGCCATCGTCATTACGCTGAATAACAACATCCACACTCGTCGTACGCATTTCATCTTCGGCGTTGGCAAAGCCTTGTTCCTCTTCTGTTAATCCACCAAGGGGGGCCTCTATTAACGCTTTGTCTACGTTACTTGGGCGGGGGGTCTCTGCCATTAGTAATATACTCTCTGCTTAGGAACCGAGAAGTCGTCTTTGTAATCTTCGGGGTGGGTTATAAAACCACCCTCTCTAAAGCGGCGCAGTGCTTGGGTAACAGTGTCCACATAATCATCGAACTCTCCCGATGGAAAAGCACCACATTCTTCTATTACTTCTTCAGCCCAGCGGGTATCCGGTGCCCATACTAACCCAGTTTCAAATAACGGGGCAATTGAATTAACCCGTGACATCTTGTCGTTTCCTCGGCTTGGGCTGTATTCGGTTACAGGTATGCCCATGGTGCGTAGCTCTTGTATTAGGGGGGTACCGCTGGCTTTTGCTTCGATTAGCACTATCTCTGGGTCCCAGTATTTGTACTCTTCAAAGGCGATGCGGCGTAACTCTGGAAAATCCCAACGTCCTCGTCGTGCATCGCATAGCATGATATTTGGGGGGCCATCTTCCTCTGGATAAAAAACGCCCCATGTGGTTATTGCGCTGTAGTCGCTGGATTCCTTCTTGCTAAATGCGGTGTCGTAGCTTTGCATTAAGTAAACACAGGATGGGATTTCCTTGTGTTTCCACTTTTTCCACCAATCGCGTTTTAGTATCGCGCTCAGCTCACTGGTGGGGTTCTGTTGCCACTGGGCCTCCCACTTGATTACACTTAAACTACCCTTTACGCCTATTAAATCTTCCTTCTTCCAGAATTCGGGCCAGAGCGGTTTATCGTCGGGCATTAAAGCTGGGAACTCTACAATGTCCCATTTGTCGGCTAGGATGTCTCTTGCCTGTTGCTTTACCAGCTTACCGGTGAGGTCATTATCTGCCCAGCGGGTCATTACTATTACTATACTGCCTCCTGGCTGGAGCCGTTGGCGCGGGCCACTTGTATACCATTCGTAAGCATTTTCCAAGGCACTTGGGCTTAGGGCATCCTGCTCACTGTGGGGGTCGTCTATTATTAACAAATCCGCACCACGGCCCGTAACCGCACCACCTACTCCTGCCGCAAAGTACTCACCACCCGCATTTGTCTCCCAACGTCCCGCCGCTTGGCTGTCTGCGCGTAAACTCACTCCAGGAAATATCTGCTTATAATGGTCCGTATTCATCAAATTACGCACCTTTCGGCCAAATCTAAAAGCCAACTCTGCCGTGTGCGTCGTCTGCATTATCTTCAAATGGGGTCTATTACCCATCATCCATGCCGGTAACAAATAACTGGCAAACTCACTCTTCGTATGGCGCGGCGGCATATTAACTATCAAGCGCTTAATCTTTCCAGCCGCCAACTTATTAAACTTATCAGCCATTATCTTATGGTGGCGTCCATTTATAAACTCAGGCCACGCCAACAACACAAACTCCATAAATCCCAATCGCGCCGCCGCCGCCAGATCCAACTGCTGCGCTCGCTCAAGCAACTGGGCATAACTCCTCAATCGCTCCTCTGGGACTTTCTCAATTTCTTTATCATCCATATAAAAATCATATATCGAAATTTTCCACACAGCAATGAACCTAGGGCCACTTTCAGTGTCTAGGGGGGTACCCCTGTTAATAATTTTTTGCTCTCCCACGAATCATGGTAAACAGTATAAGGCCACCCTGACGGGTACCCTTATATGTCTCAGGGGGGGGGCCATAGGGTAGGTGTTAGGGTACCACCATATAACGGGTGCTAGGTACCTAACCATATGGTAGGCGTTAGGCAAAAAGTAACAAGCACAAACAAGCCGGGTAGTTATTAGCTACCCGGCTTATGCCCAATGGGGCCAAGTGTATTACTTAAGGTTAGGCTTAACTACCAGTTGCACAATGGGCTTTTTAAAAAAAGCATGTTGCGGGCTTTTAATAGTGTTGGTGCCACTTAGCAACATAGCAAGTGTGTTGCCATTGGCAATGTTGCCACTGGTAACTTTACCGCCAGTGTGCCCAACCACTGTGCCAATATGCCCTAAGCTACTACTAGCATTGTTACCACCTAATGTACCCAAAGCATTAGCAGCCTGTAAATTAGCCCACTTTTTACTTTTATTGTTTTTGCTACTGTTAGGCACAACACCTAACATGTAACACAAAAACTGGTAACAACGTACCGTGCTGCCAACCGCAAACATGCCATTGTTTAAGTTTTTAAACGCCAGCATGTAAGCATTAATAGCAGCGTTACCACTTAAACCATTAGCGGGTACGGGTAACCCTTTTATTAAACCCTTACCAAATGGTGTTATTACCACGGCTATTTGGCTAAGTTTATTATTGCAGTTATTAGTTGCATAGGTTGCAATGTTTGCACCATTAGCTAAACCACTAGCAGGTAATGTATAAATGGCATTGCTGTTAAGGTTAGCTATACCGGCTGTAATTGCTTTTTGTGTATTTACTTTTTGCATGGTTTTATACCTGTGTTTATTGACCCGCTTTATTGCAAGCCAATAAAGCATTATAGGCACAGGTAAATGCTAAACACAACACTTTTGTGTTAAACAATGGTATATTTATACTGTTATTTTATACAGTATATTGTACTGGCTATATATACAGTAGTATTAGCACTATATAAAAAGCTATTGCTATACCCATGGTGCTACCAACCACCAGATGATGGCGGAGCTAATAGCGAGCGTAATAAACGCGAGTGATAACAGAGTATAATAGAGGAGCTGTCTCATATTTTGGGTCTCCCTTTTTGGGGTTAGTTGCTACAATTGTAGTATGGCACAACGACTATCCAACCTACAGCACTAGATACAATAGAGGGGATAGGGGGAAAGAGGCAACACCCTAGATCGCCCATGATCCATGGCGATCGGCCAAGATCGGCCACGATCAACCATAAGTAACATATATAGATACATGTATAGTCACTCCTACTCCCTCCATCTTAGTTCGGCGTCTCAATTTTGGGTCTCAATCTTGGGGGAACCGCTCGGTAATTAGGTAATCAGTTGTTGTGGTACGATGTGGTACATGTTAGTATGAATTTGTAGTGGCAAAAATAGTCAAACATAAGGTACACGACTATGGTTAAACAGAAAGTAACCGCCAAGCCTCTGGTAAAGGCTCTAAACCTTACCGACGGGGCTACCCTGAATTTCGCAACCAATGGCAACAAATTGGTCAGCGGTTCTTGTGTAGCAAAATTTGTTAAAGACAATGCAGCAGACCTTCAAGCCAATGTGGTGGTAGAAACTACACCACTGTTTGACTCACTAGGTATTACTGCTGAAAATTGGGCCAATACCGCTAAGATTGCGGGTATGTTCGCAGCTAGCACTACAACTCGTGCTAATCAGTTACGCTGCTGGCTATTTGGAGTCCAGCTACCTAAAGACGGTATACCCAGCAACAAGAGCAAAGCATTTGATAAGCTCAAGTGGGAACCAGTCGCAGGTGGCAAAACCGCCAGCCGTAGACTCAACCACATAAATGTAGCCATCAAAGCTACTGGTGGTAAAGTAGCAGAGTCCACAGCAACAATTGGGGATGGCAATACGCTTCTCATGTTGCTAAACGGGACCAATACCACAAAGGATCGTAGCAAGTTTTTCTACGGCAAGTCCTTGGTGCAATTGGTCGTTAAACCTATAACCGTTATGGCTTCTAAAGCCTAACTGACTATTTTGCCACTACACGGTCTCGCTTGTTAGTTTAGCAAGCGGGACTTTTTTATGCCCACGGTTAACCGATCGTGGGCGATCGGCCAAGATCCATGGCGATCCATGGCGATCCATGGCGATCGTAATCGATCAATGACCATCGTCCATGATCCACGGGGAGTTGACAAGATACGAAGGGACACGACTAGAGGCGAGTAGACACGACTTCTCTCATTTTTTGGTCTCTATTTTTTGGGGAGTGGATGGGAGACGATATATGCCATCATTCCCCTCCAATCGTACGGGGCACATGAGCTCCAGTCCACTACCAATGGGTCTTTCCTCTCCCTCTTTGGGCCTATCTCAATGGCCCTCTCCCCTCTAAATATATTTATAGTGGTTGAGGAAGGATGCTCAACCAAGTTCCACACACATCCACTATTCCCACTATATCTTATTTGCCACGCTATTTGATGCGGACTTAGATTTATATAATTTAAGGACTTTAACTTATGCAGCTTGAGTTCTAGCCAAAAAGAGTAACCATTTACAATACCATGCAGATCTGGGACTCCAGGTACAGCCCATGACTCCAACCTTGTCCAAAACACATCTTGCCCACGCGTGCCTTCCCTCAGTTTTCGCCATAATTTGCTTTCAGGTTTTATCAACTTCCCCTTCTATCACTAGGTTGCTTTCCGTCACTGCACTCAACACAGGGTATTCCTCATGCAGCTTTTGTATTTCCCTCAATACTTCTGGCCTTGTCATAGTATCTATCTTTCCGTGCAAGATTTCTTTACGATCAATGTATAAACCTGCTACCTGTCCTCTGTTCTTTTCAGCCGCTACAGCAGCAGCGTATGATCCTTCACGTAATGCTAGATCCCTTATGTCTGCTAGTTTTTTTACATGGTTTTCAAATGTGACTTCATACTTGTGTGCCAGCTCATTTTTTACCTCATAAACTCTAGCTACTACGTGGGGATATCTAGTGCCGTTTAATAATTGGGATGCTATGGCGTGTGCAGACTTCTTAGAGTATCCAGCCCGTACCGCAGCTTCTGTCTGGCTTACATCCTCGCAACAATAAATCCTTACAAATTCCTCTTGCTTGGGAGTTATCTTTTTTTCAGTGCGGGGATTTGCCACAACTTCTAGATGGGGTTTATGAGTTTGTTTGGGTAAGGGCATGAAGTAACTTTACTATATAGGACCCCAAGTGAAAAGTTACACTTTTTATTTTTTCACGAAAAAGGATCGCGCGTCCCAGAGACTTGGTCAATTATTGATCAACACAATATACATTTGATGGTTCCATGGTTGATAAGTAGTTGATAATTGGGAAAGATATTAATATAGTGTGATATTGTATATTTTGTATATGTGAAAAAGTTTATTGTTGATATTTGTAAATCCCCCTATATAGCAAACTTTTTGTAGAAGCTCCAATATACAGTTAGTTGTTGTTGTGGTGTGATAGTCGCGGCCCCATACTACAAGTGTAGTACACAACAAAAGTTCACACACAGGAGTTTTAGCCATGTCTACATTCCCAAGCCACAAAGATTATGGTGGTAACAACATCACCCTAGAAAATTACGTTGGTGAAATCAGCCAACTTTTAATAGACCAGCTACAAAAAGAGTTCGGTACAGGCACAACAGATTTAGCGTATGCCGCAACTGTATCTAAACTGTTGGCTGAATCTAGTGCCGCATTAGCTAACGCCATTAATGACTACGCTGCAATGACTCCGCTGCAAAGGAGTTATAACCATGCAAGATAAATTAAACACGCAGAACTTACCGTATTACCATTACAACGATATAGCGCGTGAGTGGTTGGCATATACGCAGCAGGAAAAACCTGCGCTAGAGTTATTGCTTAAAGAGTTTTTGGGCAATGAATTTTGGGTATTTTATGACCCAGAATTACACCATGAAAAAGACGACGGCCTGTATGAAGCACTGCTAAGTGACCAGTTTAACTTTGTGGAGCAAGCCAGTGTGAAAATAAAAGGCACGTATCATGGGGTGTGGGTCTGTAACACAAAGCATGAGCGGGTAGTGCGTCTTGCATACAATGGTTGCTCGGCCCACGGTGCTTTAGATTGTTACTTTATTAAGGAGATTTAGCTATGTTTGATTTAAAACAAGGTAGTAAAGAGCAGGTAATGCAGGATTTTTTAATGCCAGATTACCAGCCAGATTTAGAGGATCCTATTTACAAAGGTTTAGAGTTTTTACTAGACACCTACCTACCTGATGGCACTTACCACGTTTATGACCAAGAGCTTAATTATGAAAATAAAAAGGCAGAAGCGTTTGTAGGTGACCTCAAGCAAGGCAAGCAGATTGCTAAGTTTAAGCACCATGACGTCTACCACATTGTGTATGAATACACACAGGGTAAAACCAAAATCATTGCTGTTTCGTACAATGGTTGCCCATTTAGCTCAGCCTTAACCATCTATTTTATACAAGAGTAAGTAGTAGCCTGTGTCTTAGGGGGCAGCAATGCCCCCTCTTTTTGCCTGTCTTTCAATGTTCGTGTAAAAGCTGTTTTGTGGTGGTAATTGGACAGTCGTTGGCCCATACTACCATTGTAGTACATAACTTTAAGTCAATGTCAAAGAAAGGACAGCTATGAACAACGACGAATGGCACAAGCAGCAGCATCTCATAGCCAACTATGAAAATATGCGTGGTTCGGCAATTCGCTGTATTGAGGAACAACTCAAACTACTTAGGGTCGGGTTGGTTGCTTTGCACCGCGACCCCCCCAAGCCTCATGTAATAGATGATCATGCCGCTCGCGCCATTGATGCGCTGGCAGCAGAACTGCAACGTCTACAACAACCTAACCAATAGGACAAAGCTATGAACTATCCAATTAGTAAAGGTCGTACGGGGATTTACTTTTACCGTAATCGTACCAAGGTATTTTTATTGCTCACCCCCCACAGGGGTTTGAAATTCAGCCCGTGGGACACTCGTTGGGCGTTGCTTGCGGTGCCTTTTCTTTTTACTGTGAAAGTTTACTGGGAGCCTAGGGTATGACTTACATTATTATGGGAATCGATGAATGTAACCAAGAGTTCCGCCCAAATGAAAAGGAGTATGGGTCAAGGAAGGGTGCCGAGCGGGACTTGGATGCGGTAACGGAACGCTATGTAGAGGCGCGAGGGTTCTGGGTTGAAGAATACAAGGATAAATCGTACTTCCAAAAGCAAGCACAAAGACTCTACGACAACGATCAATATGATCTCTATTAACTTTATGAAGCAGCAATACTAGGAGAAAATAGTATGGCAACTAGAGCAACTTATGAGTTTCATGAGCCTGACAAAGAGCCTGTTTGGGTCTATATACACTGGGATGGTTATCCTGAGGGGGCAGCGAGATATTTTAGTCTCTGGCTTAAAAAGGAGGATCCTACGGTGTTGGCATTTTTAAAGGCAAACAGACAGGGAGAGGTTATAGATGGGCATGAAGCCCACGGCGATACGCAGTATCGCTACACTGTGCATTTAAAGGGATCCACGGCTAACGGAGGTGTAGTACCGCAAACGTGGATAAAGGCAAATGAAAAACACTACGAACAAACGTCGTCTGCCCCTTTCCATGAGTGGGAGCAAATTTATAATGGCCCCTTACAAGAATTTGTTTCTAAGTATGACGAATTAGTAGATATACCCTAGGAGAATGTTTCACGTGAAACGATACACGGATTGGAGAGAATTGCCAGATGATCCTAACCGCGTGGGCGATGCGGATTATAAGCCTTTTCTTCCTCCCAAGGAGGTGGACGAGGATGAAGCCTATGAGCGTTGGAGAGAATGGCAATGGGACGAGGAAAATAAGAAGCCTCCCAAGTAAGTAAATCGGTGGTTGGCATGGGATACTCCCTGTGGCATACTACAAAAGTAGTAAAAAGCCAGTTAGTCAAAGAGAGGACTCATTATGGCAACCATCACAGACACCTCATTAATCCAGCTGTATGGTCTCAAAGTGCTGCGCTCGCAGCTACAACTAGAGATCAAGGGGTTGAAGTTCCGGGGTCAAACAGCGTATTCTCGCACTAAACAACGGTTCGGTTTTAAAGGCAGTCGGGCCAAGGTTTTAGAGCAGCTTGAGAATTATATTGCAGAGCAAGAAAAAATAATTATGAAAATCCCAGAGGGTTGGGAAAATTTTGTTAAAACCGGAGGTAAGGACTCATGAGTTATTACGTTAATCTATACAAGGTTGGTCGGGCCTATGGTGGGCCAGAAGAGGGAGGTTGGTTTTACGACTATGGTGAGTTTGAAAAGCAACTGGGGAAATTTGCAGGGTCAGATGCAGAGGACCAAGCAGATGTACTTGCCCAGTCCATAAGGGAAAAAATTAGGGAAGGTAAGACGTTTGAAGTATGCGTAGCCAAGAACCAAATGGGGATGGGGCCACATGATGGCGCAGACCCAAATGGGGAGGGTGATGACCTTTATCTCATTAGCGGGGGCCAGTGGGGAGATGAAAGTTTGAGTGTACACATGGAACTGCATGAGGGTAAGGATTTCCCAGAGCAACGGCCCTATTACGGGTAAATGGGTTAAACTAGAGCCGTCTGTAAAAAGACGGCTTTTTTTGCCTAAATGCTTGTTTTTAGAGTACTTTTTAAAAATCGGGCTTTACTAGACCACGTCTACGGGCCGTAGATAAAAAAGCAATAGTAGGGGTAGGGCTAAAAATAAGAGTAGTAGAGGAAGTTTTAGTGGGGCTTTGTTTTTTGATTGTTTTTTGCCAATCTCCCTTCTAGATCTTCTAGTAGAGAGACGAGCGCGTATTCTACCTCTTGCCGTATGAAGTTACGCAACCCCTCTAATCCTTCATCAAGATCTTCTTGGTTCTCTATTTCTATTCTAATTTCCAGTTTCATTATCGCAAAAGACAGGGAGTATTCCTGTCAAAATGTCCATATCTAAAGTTCTCATGGCGTCAACTTTTTGTTCCCATGTCCCGTTTAACAGGGATTCCATCCAAATGGGCTCTCCTATTTTGGGGATGATTAGAATACGGAAAGGTTTATGGTCAGCGGGGCGGCAGGAATACACCATGTAGCGGTTCTCCCGTTGCTTTAAAAAAGAAAAGGTGTGCTGATTTCGCTGTAGGGTTTCCTTCATCTTTTTAACAGAAGTGAATTTACGAAACACTGTGGGGTTGGCGATATGGGCTGCGTAGTATGTAGTCACATGTCCTCCTGTTCTAAATACCCTGCCGAGGTTAGTACAACATGAAGACACCACCTAATGTCTCCTTGGTCTAATTCAGACCAACTTGTTCTTTTAAGCAATATGTTCAACCTTTTGTGGCAACGATGATTTAATTCAGCGAGATCATCTTCCGTAACTTCCAGTTCAGGTGGGTTTGTAGTCATTGTGTTCCCCTATTCTCCAACCGGCGTTTCGCTATACGCAAGAGCGAGGCTTTCATCTGATCACCGACAACGTGTCGTATGCGCCCGTCCTGGTTGCGGTTGTGGTCGGCATTTATGCGTTCGCATTCTGCTACTACAACCGGATGCCAAACCGAGGATATTTTATCCCCAACAACGTAGGTATCACGCGCCCATTGTTTATACTCTTCTGTTTCTTTTTTGTTTAATTTCTTGAAACGCATCGTTATAGACCCCTTTCAGCAGGAATTAGATAACTGGTATCCATTTGCTGGGGCTTAAAGTCGCGCCCATGCTCTTTAATCATTACCGCGAAAATGTCGATGATTTCGACGATTTCCCAGACTATAGCATCATGGGTTTTATTGAGTGTATGCAAACTGCCTACTTCAAATTTATTTTTCATGCTGTTTAGTCTCCCCTTTCTATGGTGATTTGGTTACTTACTACTATTGTAGTATTGCACAACGAGTAATGCAGAACAAACTTATTAGGGTTTTAAATGAAAAAAGCCCCAAGAGGTAAAGGGAACCTACTCGGGGCATAGTTCAAGGAGTTTATACGTACTGCTCTAAAACGATACCTAGTTTTTATCACTTGTGCAAATTTTTGTTTTTCACCGTCGCCCCTATTAGACGAGACGGTAATTTTTTTCGCCGCCCATGAATTTTAAGACTCTTTTAGTTTGTATTCTAATCATCTTTGAGATGGCTACGTATTCACGGTCAGTGACCATAGCACAAAGCCGGTCATGATCCTCTCCCCATGCCCTACTGTTGTCAAAAGCAAATATGTGGTCTAGGAGTAATGACTTCGCCGCTTGATTGGGTGTCATGGCTTGGTTATCTGCATCTTTGATCATATTTTCCTCTTGTTTACTTTTTTGAGCTTTATCTTCCATATGTGGAAGCATTTTCCACTTGGGTTTGTGCGTTGACACGGTCGAAACGAGGTTTTTTGCCTTATACAGTAACTGTGGATAACTCTGTATATGTTGTCCCACTCTTTTTGATCGGTAAAGGTGAGACATTCTTTTTCATAGGTTAATCCTATGAAGAGGGCTATTTCTTCTGTTCTGCCCCTTGTTCCCGGTAGTCCAAAACCTATGAGATCTCTAGTCTCTTTCTTTATGGTGCATTTTTTCATTTGGGATTCCTTGTCTTGGCGGTGTAGACGTTGTCTTATCACAGATGGTACACACCCATGTGGGTGTACCATCTATATGTTTTAATTCAACATCGTTAGCATGACGTTGTTTAGTACAAATTTCACACGTTGCATATGACATAGGGTTATTTTCCTGGCTCTTGGGTACCTAAAACGAGACCCATTTCTTTTAACCGAGCGTAAATAACATCCTCATTGCAATCACTACAACATGATCCTTTTGTAGCTAAGGGATAGGGGTTGTGACCCCTATCCCATAGAAACCCATCCTTATTAACTTGTGGCAAGATAGGGTTTTTGCACAGGACACAAATTTTCCATGCGTTATAGCTTTTATTTTTGAATTTAGCCATTAGTCCATCCTTGATTGTGCGTATGCGTGAATGCCCTTGTCTTGTAAGACTCTAGCGTAGGCTCTGGCACCCGCCTCTTTAGCATCCATGCTTTGGGTTGGATTATTTGAGGGGTTCCAAATATCGTAACCCCCTTGGTAGGAAGCCCTTTCGACGATTCCTGCTTTTTTAAGCCATCGTGCAAAAGGTTGAGTGGCGGGCCGGACATTAACCCATGCGAAACCGCAAGGCCACCAGTGTCCACCGCTTCTTTCCTCAACAGCTTGGCAAGCCTCTACTGCGGCTTGTGTCGCTGTGTTATGGAGTGTATTAAAATCTTCTTTCATATAATCACCCTTTCTGTGGTTTGATTAAGTTGCTTTTACTACAATTGTAGTTTACTAAAACGATTATCACATAGCTATAATTAGAATACACTATGACAAACTATTTTACTCTAAGGTGAGCAGATATGGTTGCATTGTTAGAGAAACTCCAGCAGTTCATTATTCGAATGCAGAAAAAACTTAATCAACCAATCAAATATAAGAACAAACATTTGGTCTTAGCTGGGATTGTAGTAATTATCTTTTTCATTGTTCTCACTTAATCATATCCAATATAGCTTGTCGTATCTTTCTCAATACTGGGTTCTACTCTCTCCAGCGTTGGATCCCCTAAGTGATCGCTATTCCAGTATTCCCTTACTGCGCGTTGGATAATCATGGATAGAGTTCTTTCTTCTTCTTTGGCGAGTTGGTGTATTTTCTCGTAAGTTTCATCATCCACCCGCACGTTTTTTCCTTTAATGGCTGTCATGGATTTCCTCTCCCATTAGGGAATCTATTTGTTTAGACATTACTTTCACCTTTGCGCCTATCCTGAATATCTCTTCAGCTAAGTCTTGGGTCTGCTGATTTAATGTTTTCATAATTTCTTGCGACTGCTCTAAAGCATCAATTATCTTACTAATATTGCCAATAGCTTCGTTTTTTGTATAAAATTCTTCCATCTTAACCCCCTTTCTGTGGTTTATAAGAAGGATGCGCCGTGGTTGGCATCCAGCGTTGGAATTTAAACCCCAACCACAGCACAGAGCCTAGGTACACAACCATGCAGGTTGTTTGATTAGCCCATTGGCTATGTAGTAACAATACTACTAAAGTGCGGGTCATAAAACAAAATTAACCCTTTCTTTTAAGAGCGAGTACCACCAGCAAGAGGTAAAACAAGATTACCCATATCACCTACCTAGTATTCTCTAGGTAGAATTAAATGGGCTGTGTTCGATGCAACAGGGAAAAGCCAGAATGTGTAGTCACCATCCAGAGATGTAAAATCAATTTGGCGATGCCAAATTGTATATGTTTGCCCATCTGCATCTTCCGCTGTTGCTGTAATTCCGGCCTCTCCATCTTTGGACTTAACTTTAATCACTATCATGGAGAGTTCTTTTTGTTGCTCAAAGAAGGGAACCACTTCCGTTACTAAAATATCCATTAACCAGTAAGCTCCCCCATAGGCAAACTCTCTAAAATAAGAGGTGCCTTGTGATAACAACAATTTATATTGCCAGCCTGGAATTTGATGGGCGATGGGGGGCTGGTCACTTCCTATACATGACTCTAAAGTTTCGTTAAACTTTTTTGCCTGTTCTTCTTTTGAGAGGTCATCCATTTCAAATGGATTGTTGCCTTCTCTCAATATTGGGATAATACGCCTTAATCCCAGTGGAGTAGTGAGTTCCTCTCCGGTTTTGGGGTCAAGTACCCCATGTTCTACTTGTGGTGTTTTCATAAAAAACTCCTTTCTGTGAGTGTGTTTTATTAACTACCTTTGTAGTATGGCAAAGTACCTATCCCAGTACAAGCTATGTAGCTGTCCAAACAACCTGTAGGCGATGCCCACATTCACTACATGCTACACAGTTGGCCTCATTTGTTTTGGTAGTATCCACTACTAACCAAAAATACTGCCCTCCGCATAGGCCACATGCTTGTAACTCTACTGTTTCAACAGTTGGTGCTGGTTTAACAGGTTCTTTTCTTTTGAACTGTAATACTGTCCCCATGTTTATACCTGCTTGCTAATAGGCATATTTTACCACACATGATTTTCTAACCCCTTGTTATTTAGGTAACTGAACAAGCGGCACGGGAACTTTCTAGGGTAGAGTCACAGCGGTTTAGCCAGCCACGTCCAAATATTTTAAAGTTCTTTAAATCTTTATAATAATCAATACGTTGTCCATGTAGCTGTTCCAATAAATCCAGTGTTCTTTGCTTGATAATGGTTTTATTGGAACAGCTTCTAAAATCTGTATGTAGAACCTTATGAACTTTAGCCAATGTCTTTGGCCCTAGGTATCCGTCTACCAGTAAAGCACCAAACACTCCTTGCAGGGTTTTGACAGCGGCAATCGGTCCTGCATTGACAGCAAAATCAAACATAAAAATATCTAGCCCATGTGGGAGTTCATCCCCTTGTACTTTGTCCCAGTAACGGGTCTTGTATATTGTTTCTACATCATCATCTGTAATTTCTTGTAAATCATTTACTGTTACTAATGCGTCACTGTCTACTGCGTCTCTGATAAAATCCATATATGTAGTCAATGTAATTCCCTTATTGGTTGCTCCTCCTGGATCGGAAGGGTGATTAATAAATCCTCCTTCATGGATTAAGATTAGCTTTAATGCTTTTTCAAAATTCTCTTTCATGTTCTATTCATCCTTATTCTCATTTCTGTGCTAGAAAACCTGTGTCTCCTTTTATTGTAATGAATTACAGGACACAACCCTTTTCCGGTAAACTCTTTAAATTTATATTCCTCTCCGATTATTCTTACATCAGGAGTTTTAAGTTCAATTATATCTTGTAAATCTTTTTCTCTCTCGTAGGGAATGATTTCGTCCACATAACAGACAGCTTGTAACTGTATATACCTTTCTACTAAAGATTGGAGAGGAGGGTTTTTCTCCGGTCTCTCAACAGAGGGGTCAACATGTAAACAACAAATGAGATGGTCACAATGTTTTTTAGCATCTTCTAACATAGCCACATGTCCCACATGAAGCATGTCAAAAGCAGAAGCAGTTAGTCCAATGATCATATCACCTCTCCCCAATTTGGTCCTATCTCTGCATCTACTACACTTGGCACTTCTAGTTTTACACATTCCTCCATAACTTCTATTATGTGTTGTTTCTGTTTCTCGCTTTCAATTGAGATATCTAATTCATCATGCACCTGAATCATCGGTAAGATACCTTCTTCATGTAACGCTACCATCGCAGCTTTTGTTTGGTCAGCCGCTGAACCCTGCACCAATTTATTGAGAGCTTTGTAAGTGAACGCTCGCTTAATAGCAGGGCCGTGTTCCGCAAAGGCTTCTTGGTAAGATAATGGTTTCCAGGTTCCGTATCGGCTTGGTTCCCATTTATCAAAGCGGCATCGCCTTCCTAATAAAGTACGAATTGTCCCCTTGCTTGCTGCACGATTAGTGGTGTAGTCTGCCAGTTGTTTAACAAAGGGGACTTTAGAGTGATAAATAGCAAATAGTTCCTTCGCTTCTTCTAGTTCTAGCCCTAGCGTTTCTGCTAGTTTTCTACTTCCCATCCCATAAAATAATCCCAAGTTAATATCTTTGGCATGTTTACGTGAAACTCCCACAATATCTGCCGCTAGTTGGTGAAAATCAGTGCGGGCATCTAGCTTATACCGATCTGCAAAATCCTCTGCCCCCTTAAAATTCATTAGCTTGGCATAGTGAACAACTATGCGTGGCTCTTGACTACTATAATCAAACACACCCCATTTACAACCTTCTTCTGGTATAAAAAGGCTCCTTATCATAGGGCCAATTTCTACATGCTTTGCTGGAATTTGTTGTAAATTAGGATTACTATAGCTGAATCGTCCAGTCACCGTACCGCCTAATCCACTACGGAGTGGGTGAAGTTCTGCATGGATTCTGCCATTTACTTGATGTTTTAAGAAAGAATCTACAAACGTGGTTCGGGCTTTATTAAATTCTCTAGCTTGGACAACCATCTGAGCTACAGGGTGAGGGTGGTTAGCTAAAAAATTCTTTGTGAAACTGGGAGCTTCTGTTTTTTTGGTCTTGCTGTAAGGTAAGCCTAATGCTTCAAAAACCTTGGCGACACTTTCAGCAGCCCAGATTTCTACTCCAATTCCTGATTCCTTTTTTATTTGTTTGAGTAAACTCGTCTCTCGTTTTTGGAAAACTTTCTTTATGCGTTCTGCTTTTTCTAAATCTACCCTAACCCCCCTCTCTCTCATTGGGATAATGGTGCGTAAGACCTTGGTTTCTAACTTAAAAATATCCCCTATATCTTCTTTAATAATTAGAGCTTTAAACTGTTGCCACAGACGCAATGTCAATTCTGCATCTTGCTCTGCGTAGGTTCCTACGTGTTGAGCAGGAAGTTTATACATTTCACTTTTAGCATTTACGCCAAAAGTTGCGGCTGCTTCGCGTAGTAAGCGTTCAGATTTCCGCTCTTGTAAGTAGTCCCTGCTTAAAGCATCAAGAGAATAAGAAAATCTGTTTTCATCTAAAAGAGGGGCGCACACTAGAGTATCTATAATTCGGCCCTTTACAGAAATTCCTTCTGTCAATAACCACCCCACATCATATTGGGCATTATGGAAAATGTAGTCTCTATCTTTGGACACTATATCTTTTAACCATTTAAAGGTTATGGCAACGTCAAAGTTAGGGCCAATTTCATGCCGTATAGGAAAGTACCAACTGTCCCCTTCTACGGCTACGGCGATCCCAATTACATGTCCATCTTTTCGTGCCCAACCAGATCCAGAGGTGGTTAGGTTTGGGTCTTTGGTTTCTAGGTCAATTGCTATTTCTGCATAGTTATCGAGTTCCGGATACCTGTCCGGCATTACCCACTCAGTTTGAGGTTGGATCAGAGGAATTTGCATTTAAATTTTATGTGGTAAGGGGGAATTGGGTTTAATTATCATGGGTTGTTTGCACTCACACTGAGGCCATTTATTCTTTATAGTGCGAAAAGAAATTGCTTTGTATTCTTTTCCACATTTACAAACAGCTAATACTTCTTTATCCATTTCTTTTTTATTCACCCACATATACCTCAGATTCTACTAGCAGTAAGTATCTTCTTAAATCCCTAACATCATCTAAGATACCCTCATCTCTATCATCGGTAGTGAGAGCTTGAAATATATCATAGGTGGGATAATTTTTATTGCGGCGACGTGGTGAAACTTGGTTTTCTATTCTGTCCCACTTGCGGGCTAACATCATAAAGGCACCCACACCTCCACGCTTTTTCCAACTATCCCCATAGTTGGCTTCCGCTGCATTTAAAGCAAGGATATCAGCTAAAGCAATAGATTCTGCCTTCTGAAGTTGGTTACTTAGATTTAGTTTTTTTACCTTTATTTCGCTCATCTCTTTTTTATCTCCCTCCTTGTTAGCCATTCAATACAGGCTTTTTGCCATGCTCGGTCACTAATTTCCTCTGCAAAACTAAACGCCCCTTTTAAATTATCTTCTTTAAAACATTTCCACGCTGACCTTACCATGCTGCATGTTCTAAATAAGTACTCATTGGCAAAAAGGGTTCGGTCTCTATCCTTAAACCATTGTTGTAACTCTTTATCAAAATAATCAGGTGCCTCTACAAAAGAAGGGGGCTTATAAGAAAGACCATCTTTTCCTAGCGTAAGGTAAGGGTCATATTCAGGTTTTATGTGCTTAATTTTTGCCAGCACATCTTCATAAGCATGAAGGTTATTGGTAAAATGGTAATAGCTCCCTACTTCACACCCTAATCTTGCTGCCATATATTCTTGTAAAATAGACATGTGAACCATGTTGGCTCCAAAGGTACCCCATATAAGGTCATTGCTACGGTTAGTAACTGTTATGTCTAGCTTGTTGTTTCTTTGTTTGAAAAAAATGGCGGTATTACAGGGTAAGTCTTTGTGTTCATTGGTTTTTATTAAGTCAGTATTAGCATCCCACATGGACACTACTGTCCTTCTGTCATGAGGCCACTTTGATAATCTCTCTACTGCTACGTCTAGTTGGTCTTTTTTAAACCAGTTGCGCCATCTGTATCCATAAGCCCCGTGAAAAATTTCACCGTCATCAGAATAGTCTTTAATGCGTCCATTAAAGTTGTTTACAAACTTTACATCCCTGCGTCCTGCTAACATCCATAAGGCTTCCATTAAATGGAAAAAAGGATTAGCGTCTCTTTCTTTGTAAAAAAGTACTCTTTCTTTAGGGTGAGTATAGTGAATTAAAACGGGGGAAACAAATTCTAAAGCTGCGCCATTGCGTGTAACAATGGGTTTTCCTACCTCTTCTAGTGCTTGTTTAACAAGGAATAATCCCTCACTTGGCCCTCTGGCGGTAAACGTATACATTAGTGTGTCCTAAATAAATCCAAACTTTCCTTATAATTATCGGTTGTGGTTATCCCAAAGAACTTTAGGTTTTTCTTAGATGCTTCCCTTACTTCGTCACTTAACTCACCTTTTTCAGCACTATATTGGTTTGTGGTTCGATCAGCAAAATTTGACCATTGAATAACATATCCATAAGCACCCGCCACTGTTTGTAAATCAAACCTTGGTATTAACTCTAAGTTGTTCTGGCGTATTGTTTCCCACTGCACCTTATAATCTTCACTTAAACAATGGTCAAGTAGGGCAGCGTAATAATTGGGAGTGGTATCGTGGGGAATTTGTACATAGTTAATATCTGGTTTAAATATTTTACTGTCTATCATTCCTAGGTCAGTTGCCATAGGGACTGCACCACATATCATGGCTTCTACGGTTGTGCGGTTAAAGTGAGCTCCGTAGGCTGCATACTTGTGAGACCAGCTTGGGTCTATCTGTAATTTAGATTGCATTAAATGGGCATACACACTAGAGTTTGGGATAGTTCCCAAATACAGCATCCCTCTTTTTAAAGCTGCATCCCAAATTTTTTCTCCCTGTTCGTTATAATATTTAGGTTTGCACTTATCCTTGCTTGTCATATAGCGGTACTCAATTCCCGCTCCCCCAATACGTTTGTGTTGAGTGCTGTTCATTAAAGGAATAGCGCGTATTAATTCGTCTACCCTTTTCCATGCTTTGAATATTTGTACTGAAGTAAACCCATTTCTTTCATTAAAATTCAACGGCGCAAAGCCTTCAGGGTTTCTACGCCATGTGTGTAGGTCAAAGGGATTAACAATTAGTATACGTTTTAGGTCAATAGCGGCTGCTGCATTGTAAGCTGCCTCATGTACACATATCAACCCTTTAAAATAATGTTTGACATGGTTTAAGTGAGGGTACAGCTTAGGGAAGTTACCATCATGAAGAATAGCAAAGTTCTTAGCTCGTGAGCTGTATAACTCTACCCACTCTGAGACCCCCTTATTTTCCTTGTTTAAGGTAGGCACAGGTATATGCCACAACACCCCATCATATTCCTCGCAGCGGTCTCTGAAGGCTTCTCGAGCGGCTGCATTTAGGTAGGGTACTTTAGGCAACCCTGTCCATCCTCTAGCTTGGTTAAATTTATAACCTGTGCCCTCGGGATTAACTTGCCAATCGTCCCGTTTAGATTTTACGTTAGTTATCTTATGCTTAGGGCATAACATAACCACATCCACTTGATGACCATTACGCCTGAACCCATGTGTAAGATTTTCAAGGTGGTTAATTATCCCACCATAATCTTGTATTTGGTAAAGCGTCATTAATATTTTCATTTAACTGGGCCTTCCTTAATAGGATAAATTTCCCCTTGGTCATATTTACAAACAGAACGGGGTTTGCCTTGTTTGTAACAAACTCGGCAATACTTATCAAATTCACATAAGCTGTGTTCTATGCAGCGCATGTCTATGTCTTTAAATTCTATTGGGTCATAACCCTTTTCTTCGGCTAATTGATGCGCTAGGTACTTATGCCCTATGATTTCTCGCATTCTAAGGTTAGCGTCTTTTTGCGGCATACGTGCTTTATAAGGAAAATCATATATACGGTTTAATCCTCGTATGGCTCCGGGACCTGCATTAGCCCAACGGTACCTGTCACTAATATACTTGGCAGGATGGCGCATTTTCATTGTTAGTGGATTATAAAAAGGCATGTTAGCTACATCAGTAACTACCTCGTAGGCCATAAAACCTCCACCCCCAAACCCTTTAAACTTTTTCAATAGGGAATGTAAATCTTCCATGCAATCTAAAACAGGTCTATTGAAAATTGCGCCTTCTATGGGAAGTGTGTAAGGGTATTGAAGTGTCTTAGCCAGTGGTGTGATAAATTCATCTATTACCACATCAGCCTTGGGTGCTTTAATCCCTTGGTTAGTAACAATATATGCACCCGTGAAGCATTTTTTCTTTGCAGCCAGCCGGTCTTTTATTATTTTTTTAATTAACTCGGGGTTGTAATTAATTTTAGTTATCCACCTATGCTGCTCTAAAAACTCTTGTGCAAATTCGGGGGTGCCTATCATTCTAAACAATGCGGCATTAACTATATTATGGTTGATATCAGCAAAACCGATTTTTTTGTTTAAAATGTCAGGCCTAAAATAATCACGCATCCATATAGTGTCTGCATCATTTTCTCTAAAGGGGTTAGTGAATTTGTAGCGATTTAAGACAGGGTCTTCTGTCCATGGATAAGGATAACCGTCTAGTCGGCGACGATAGATTTCATGGCGTTCTACTATCCACCTATAAAATTCTTTTGTTACTTCTAACTTCTGAATATCTCCTGGTTTTACAGGAGGTTTTCCGTTAAAACCTTTTGGTCTAATAGCCATCTATTTCTCCTTTCTGTGAGAACAATTTATTACCATATAAAAGTATGCCATTTTATTTTTCACATAGCTAGTAAGGTAAGCTATAACCTTGACTATACATGGGATGTACTAAATGTAAATTTTCAAATGCTCGCGTTAAACCAACATAGAATACTCTTGCTTCGTCATCCTCATAATGATCTGGCTTACGCCACATGGAGTAAGGTCTTTTCATGGTGTCTGTTAGTAACATAACATTTGTTGCCTGAGCTCCTTTAGCAGAATGTATAGTTGAAATCCGTATACGGGGTTCTGTATTTAGAGATTCTCCCTTGCGTAAACAGGCTATGATATAGGTTCTGTCTCGTTCACTAATTTTTCCTAACCCTGTGTCCCACGGCAAAGTATGTAATAACCCGTGATCCCGTTTTAAGTCTCCTAGTGAATAAAACTGGCCCTCTAGACCTTGGGGCATTCCTTTTTGCCCATACGCAATTTGTGATCGAGAAAGCATCTGTTGGTAAACCAACCGTACTTTTTCTGCTGTGATACTTTCACCCTCTAACAAAAATTCCCATAACCGCACTGCCTCTAAAACTTTGGAGTCGATACTTTTAGAACTACGGTAACTGTAAAGATGTCCCCTTCTACGTACCTCTTCCTCTATTTGTTTGGCTCCTCTGGTTGTTCTGCTCAACAAGAGCCAGTCTCCTTCTGAAATATCTACCTCTTCGGAATGGCTATGCCAATAAATTCCTCCCTTTTCGTTTCTTGGAGAAAATTCTTTTTTCCTGCGGCCTTTAACTCGGCTAATAACTCTGGTAGATAATTCATGGTGCATTGCTGGGATTCGATAACTTTGGTTTAAAAGGGTCACTTCCCCCTCTAAGTTTATAAATTGTTGTACATCTGCCCCTGCATAACGGAAGATTGCTTGATCATCATCTCCTGCTATATAACATTCTTGGCTATTATTTTCTAATAACCTTACCATTTCCCATTGGATGGGGCTTAAATCTTGGGCTTCATCTATAAATAAAACTTCTAATTTGGGGGCTAAATTATTTTTATTGAAATATTCTAACATGTCTGTAAAATCAAAAAGGTGATGGGTTTTTTTCCACTGTTCTAATCCTTTGCTTACATATTCTACTCTAGCCCAATCTGTTTTAAGAGGAACGATGCTTTCCTTATAAATTTTTCGTAATGGCTGCTGTAAAATTTTGGCAATATTTATGATTTCTAAAAACTTATCCCCATATCCAGAATCTTTATATGGCCCTTGATCATTAGCATTATGGTTAATATAAAAACTACCTATTTTTAACCAGTCTGCTACTTCCTGATATTTGGAATCCGTCATTATTTGGCTGTGGTTGAGTCCTCCTTGTACAAAAGCCAAGCTGTGAAGAGTACGAAAATAGGGTAGGTCTTTCTTTGATAAATAAAATTGAGAACATGCTCTTTCTACCGCTTCATTAGCTGCGCGGCGGGTAAAGGCAAAATACCCAATTCTATCGGGGGCCACCCCTTTATTCAAATAGAATTCTACAAGGGATAGTAGCTTAGTGGTTTTTCCGGTTCCTGGAGGCCCCAATACAATGTTCATTAAAGAATTTCTTTTTGGGGGATTGGTGGAAGTGGTATTTCAATTTCAGATTCGGAAAAATAGGACTGTGGCAAAGACCACACATGTACCCCTTTTCCTCTTGTTCTCCAAAACATTTTTTCTGCACCTATGTCTTGTAATCTTAATGTAATTTTGTTGGATGTGTAGTGGTTAAAATCATTAACTGTTAAGTGCTTCTTCAAATCTTTAACTTGAAAGTACACCCGTTCATCTATCCATACTGCAATTCCCTGTAAAATATCTTCTTTTTCTTCACCTTTGGCTCTTTCTGCTGCAAAGGCATACATTAATTCTTCAAATTCTCCTTTGAATGTGGCGTCTGGTGGAACCTCAACCACTGTTAAAGTATCCAACAGTGTTTGTATTCTAACCTGCCATGCCCGTTGAGCAACTGTTAATGGAAATTTATTTATCTGACTTACACATTCTTTCTGAAACTGTGTTTGAGAAGTTAATCCGGTGGTAGAAAGTTCTACCCTGTTACCGTCTACATTTAAAATCCAAATGGGAGGATCTCCATCAATTTTGGTTAAGCTACTTAGGTCACTTCCTAATGTACCAAGCCCTACTCCAAATTTACGACTTTTACATACCTCTTTATTACAGAAGGGTTTAATGGGTTGGTCTTCACATTTGTAGAAATATTCTTTCTTGTTGAGTTGTTTAATGATTGTTCCTACCTCACCATGATTTAATGGCGGGTGCAGGTAGTCAATATTGTATCGTTGTACTAAGGTTTCCCAATTTTCAATATCAGAAAGACGAGCATAAACCCCTAAATTAAAAAGGGCATTGTTGCGTGACCCTTCTGCAAAGCCTTGAACGCATAAATGCTGCAAGCAAGGAGGCCCCTGCTTTAAGTGTTTTTGCTTTTTTATACCAAAACTAAAGTCTAACTTATTAAAAATGGAAGGAGTGGAAATAAAAGGGCGAACATACTCAATAAACTGTGTGGCTGTTAAACCATTTCCTTCATCATCAAACGCATAGCGCGTACTGTTCTTGGCTGCATGATAAGGCATGTTTAAAAAGTTGCCCGTATCTCCTCTATCAAGAAGAATGGTAGTTTGCTTGGGAAAAATCTCACTACCAGAATATCCTAACGCAGCCGCTAATTCGGTCAGTCTCCCTTGCATGTCCGCAGCATCTACTGGCTCTGTTAAAAATATCCATACATGCGCCCCACCGCTTTTTGTTCTACCTACTACGGCAGGAATTTTATTGGATCTTAAAGTTTGAACCAGTATTTTGTGTTCAATGTCATATTCATCAATGTCAATGGCTCCCCACTGACAAGTGTTATCACTCCGGATAGGAATTATCCCTAAGCCTGTTCCCCCTTTCAGGTGCTTTCCCCAAAGCTCAGGAGACGGTGGTTCTCTTATAACCTTAGCAGTTCCCTGCTTTTTTCCATCACTGTCCCTACTGCCATTAACAACATACGTGCCATGAGCAATATCACTGCCTTTAAAAAGGCTATTAAATTCTTCTTCTAATGTCATGTAACTTCCTTAAGAAACTATTACATGACTGAATTATCAGCATCTTCTATATGAACAGGTTGTTCAACTGGGGTTACTTCATCCGCTTTAACAGATTTAGCAAACAGCACACCAAGTTCAAACATACTGAGATCGTTTTCATCCTCGAGATCTAATGGACGTTCATGTTCTATTTTCCAATTTACCCATGTCCCTGAAGAATTAGTTTCAGGAACTGTAGACAATTTATAAACATGCGCCATTAAGGGTTGGATTTGTGTACGCCCACCAGAATTTAGATATGTTTTAGATTGGGCCATTGTAGTCCAAGCCCGTGCTTTTTTAAGTGCCGTACTAGACATGGTTATTAGCACATGTTCTGGACGGCCTGTTTCAGCATTAAGCAGCAAACTGTAAAAATGTGCCGTATTCACTAATTCATTGCCATTAGGTAATATGTCATGCCCTTTGTCATTTTTATGAGCGGTTCCTTTAATGGGGTCATCTTTAGTATAACTAGCTACGTAGCCTCCTTCTTGGCTACGGGGAATCCATTCAATAAAACGCCTACTGTAATAACAAGGTATTACTAAAATCCCATCTTCCCCACTGTAACAACAGTTTTGCACAGTATTATAAAGGTCGCCTTCTTGGGCACCTTTGAGATAAGCACCATCTGACTTTTTAACCTGTGGACTCCCGGATTGGAGTATACGAACAAAAGGAATGGAAAGATCTTCGGCTTCAACTTCATCCCAGCCTGTATCTTTGATTTCCTCAAATTGCTTGTTTGCTATCGCTACGCTAGTAGCTTTTCTTACAGTTATTTCTGGCATACGTATCTCACTTATAGTTTAATTTTTGCTTTTTCACCTATATACAAACCAAATAAATCTGGTGGAATATGGTGCCCTTTTTCTGTCTGACCTTTACAAAATGCTTTTAAGGTCATGGGTTCTACCCATTTGCGAGTATTAACTGCCATATCCTGACTAATTAATTTATTCGCAAATTCTTGCGCCTTTTCTTCCTCCCCACGTACAAAGTTTACAGAAACTTGGTTTTTAATTAAGTCGCCGTGGTTATTGTCAATGAGCCAAGTAAAGGCTTCGTCTGCCCTGTCTTTAGGAATAGAAGTACGATAAAACTTACTAACGGTAATTTTAGAACCATCGTTTAATGTTAGCTCGGAAAGATTAAGTTCACTCATGGCGTCTGGTAATGACTGTTCTGCAATTTCCCTTGCTGCACCTTTCCATACTCTAAGTAATTCTTCAATTTGTTCTACTTCTTGTTGGGCCTCTGAGAGTTGTTTGGCTAACCTGCTAACTTCACTTAATGATTCATCACCTAAAGTGTGCAATTCCTCGCTGACTTTTTCAAACCTTTTCATTCGGCCCCTCCAATATTTCTGTTTGCCATGTTGGTGTTGTTGCTTTACCAGTGAGGTCGGCTTCTAGAGGATAGTATTTTTCTTCTAGCCTATCCCACTTGAGCATTTTAAATTTTGAGTTGTTGAACCTAGCCGCTATGGAAGCAGCAAGGGCAATTGCCGCAGGATCCCCTGCCAATAACAAATAGTCATCATCACAAAAACCCGCAAGTTTTTGGTTTAGCTTCCTAATAGTGGGTAAAGTGGAGTAGCTGGTTTGCACGTCTGCTGGGAGTAGTATTTCACAGTCACCGAAACTGGTGGCATCTGCAAAATTTCTTCCCCGAAGTTCTTGTACTATGTAAACTGTCATGTCTTTCTCTACATGGCTATATAGCAGGTTTAGTATTATAGGCATATAATAAAAAAGTTTACCAATATATTTTAATAGAAAATGAGTCGCGCGTCCCCGAAAGTTGGGGTCTGTAGGATATATTGTATATTGTATATTATAGAAAGTCGTTAAAAGTAAATTACTACTTTTTTATTTTACCACTATATAGTAAAGTAGCAGTAAGGCAACGGCGGGCCTAAATCGCCATTATATATTCAGGAGTTAGAACCCATGAATTACGAAATCACGGCGTATTGGGAAACAGCAGTAAAGTCGTTAGTCAGCAAAGCAGAGCAGAGTCAGAATCAAGACGAAGCGATGAAATACTCGCAAGCCGTTCTGAATTTAGCTAATGCTATAGCAACGCTTGGTAATAATGAAAGAGCGAAATAAGTAATCAGGTATGCGCTCCGTAATGGGGTGCATATCATTTACAAAGTAAGCCATAGAAAGAGGCTATACCCATGTTGCAAGATATTGCAGGTATGAGATACAAATTTAAGCTAAAACCTTATGCTCATCAAATAGAAGCATTGGAACAATCTTGGTATAAAGAGTACTTTGCTCTGTTCATGGATATGGGCACTGGGAAATCAAAAGTCCTCATTGACAACATATGTCTGCTATATGACAAAGGGCATTTAGACTCTGCACTTATTGTTGCACCAAAGAGTGTCTACCATAACTGGGAACGCAAAGAACTCCCAACCCATTTGCCAGATCATATTCAAGCAGTAGTAGTGGCATGGTCACCAGAAAAAACAAAGAAGAAGGAGAAAGAACTAAGTAAACTGGATAAAGTAGATTACACCCTTAAAATATTTTTAATGAATGTTGAAGCATTAAGCACCAAACGGGGGTTTCAAAAAGCGGCTCAATTTTTACAATGCCGTAAAGCTCTACTAGCAATAGATGAAAGCACCACCATTAAATCCCCCAAGGCAGCTAGAACTAAAAATTTAATTAAGCTAAGTAAATTTTCAGGGTATCGGCGTATCTTAACTGGTAGCCCTGTAACTAAAAGCCCTATAGACCTGTATTCTCAATGTGAGTTTTTACAAGAAGAATGTTTAAATCAGAGTTCCTATTGGTCATTTCAAAACAGGTATGCCAAGTTGGTAAGACGTACAGTAGGGACACACAGCTTTCATGCGGTGGTGGGATTTCAAAATTTAACAGAACTCAATCGCTTACTTCTTCCTTTTAGTTATCGAGTAAGAAAAGAGGATTGTTTAGATTTACCCGATAAGGTGTATATAAAGCGAGAGGTAGAACTAACTAAAGAGCAACAAAAGCTGTATTCAGACTTAAAGAGCCATGCCATAGCTTTTGTAGAGCAAAAGGGCATGATTACTGCATCTACTATCCTTACTCAAATTTTACGGCTGCAACAGGTATGTTCAGGCTTTGCCAAGTTAGAGGACGGGAGCATAGTAACTGTAGATACCCAAAAGCCCAAAGAGCTTTTAGCTGTATTAGAGGAAACAGATGGAAAGGTTATTATCTGGGCAAACTTTACCCATGATATTCTTTCTATACGCACTGCCATAGCAGCAGAGTATGGCCCAGAAACTGTGGAGACGTTTTATGGAGCAACAAAAGGTGAAGAAAGACAAGACATTGTAGAGAAGTTTCAAGACCCAGCCCACCCTTTACGGTTCTTTGTAGGACAGCCAAGAACAGGTGGTTACGGCCTTACATTAACTGAAGCAAAAACAGTGATTTATTACAGTAATGGCTATGATTTAGAAGTTAGGCTTCAAAGTGAAGATAGAGCGCACCGTATAGGCCAGACTAATAAAGTTACCTATATAGACATAATAACCAAAGGAACGATTGACGAAAAAATTCTGCAAGCCCTACGCAATAAAATAAATATCAGTTCTCTGGTGATGGCAGAGGGCTATAAGGAATGGATTATTTAGACAAGGGAACCTAAACCACCACCGCCTTCTTGTTTACGGCGGTTGGCGATAGCTTGGCCTGTAGCGTCAAAAGGAAACAATTCGGAAAAGGAAGTTGTTTCAGTAACTTCTTCTTCTACAGGTTGTTGGGAGGCAACTCCGGCAATACCAATGGGAGGAGAGGGCATAGGAGGCCCACCCGCAAATCCGCTAGTGGGAGGAACGGTAAGAGGTCTAGGGTTTACTGGTGGATCAGTTGGATTTATAAATTGAAAGTCAGAGTCAGGAGTTCTAGGGGGTAAAATTGGTTGCGAAACTGCCCCTAAATTAAGGTCTGTTTCTTCCGCTTTTGTTTCTAACTGGCTCATACCTGCGGCATAACCACCACCCATCGCTCTTCTAAACAGGAAATCTCCTAAAACATTCCTGGGACCGGCTAAAGGAAGTCCTGTTTGATTGTTAGGTAACATTTCTGTGGGGGCTTGTTTGAGTAATTGTTTGGCAAAGGAGGGATTGCGTAATGCTTCTGCCATTACTGCATCGTATCGGGCTGTGGATCCAGTGTTAAGTGCCCTTACTAAAAAGTAAACTAAGGCTGTTCTTCCACCAATACGGCCTTCTTGTACTGCAATAAAACGAGCAGTTGCCGCCGGTATACTGGTTCCGGTTGCGTTTTTTATGGCGTCGATAATAGTGGTGGCATCGGCTCCCGCTAACTGTCCTACATTAATGAATCCTGTTCCTTTCCCAGATGATTTTTTTAATACAGAGTTTGCCCTGTCTGCAAAATCAGCGAGGAGTTGTAATCGGTCAGTAGCCTCTTCTCCAATCCCACTTATTAGATTTGCCCTGTTTCTTCCATTGTTAATCCACATTAAGAATTTAGAAGGGTCTGTTGTAATATCTGTAGATACGTCTTTATAAACTCGTTTTAAGGCTTCATCTACTACATTGGCATTAAAGGCTTTGGTTAAAGCAGGATTATTTGCCTGAGCTATCATCCCTGATGCTTCTCTCATAGCCTCAGTATTTTGAAATAGCTTAGGAAATAGGAGATCTGCATTGTCTCCTGAAAACCTATTCAGCATTAGTTTTAATTTGTTATTGGCAATGCCCTCACTTAACTCGGTTTGTTTTGTTAACCGTTGGCTGAGAGTATCGTAGGCTGTTACATTATCTGAAAGCTCATCGAATAAATTTAACTTTCTTAGAACATCATCATTATCTGTAATGAAGGTCTTTAACTTTGGCAGTTTTAAATTCCCTTTACCATCATACGCCTGACCCAATGCTCTGTCCCGCATGGCATTACGCGCATCATTCATTCTCTCGGTGTTATTTCCAAAGACCCTTATGTAAGAATCTATGCCTTCGGGGGTTAAATAAGAACCCGCTATATTTTCTGCACGAGTTTGATAAACAGGAACGTCTTTTGTGCCACCAATCCTAGCGTTTGATTGAGCAATATAATTATTGCTAAAAGGTTCTATTACTTCTCGTTTGTAGTCATCTATGTACTTTAAAATATCCTCGCCACTAGCTCCACCATATTGGTATTTTCCACTTAAAGCAGGTGAGGACGGGACTCCAAACTGTTGTAATTCGGGAGGTGCTAATCTATTTTTCTTAGCTTTTGCCGAGCCAGATACAAAATCATCAAGCATATCGTTAAAAAGTCTAAGTTGATTAGCTTCTATGTGTGCTCCGTCTCGGGCTGCATGTCCAATATTTATTCCAATTTTTTCTCTAAACGCTTTCCAATCTTGTAATGATAGTTTTCCGGTTTGGGCATGAAGTGTAAATTCTTTAATAAGTGGATTAATAATAGTTTTCCACGTTAGACTCTCCTTTCCTTGTCCTGGAGTCATTATGTCTGTTACAAAGATTCCAAATTGTCTTAAATCATCTACCGCAGCAACTTGGTCAGATGAATTAATACCAATCCTATTAGCTTCTGCTTCCATTCGGTTTATAGCTGTTCGTTTCGCTGCGTCTAGTTGCTCACGCACCGTTGTTCCTGCTGCTACTCTTTCACTTTGGCTGAGTCTGGTTCCCGCTATTGCATCTAGTTGTGTCTGCAACTGGTTTTCGTGGGTTAAACTACTAGAAGCTAAAGAATCATATTCATCAGTTAATTCATTAATGATGTAATTAGGTCGGGTAGTCGTTCCACCTGCTGCACTTGTTAGTCCTATCTCATAATCTTTATAGATTTGAGTTTTAATTTTCTCTAACATATCATCAACTATAGCTAGTTCTGCACGGTAAGCATCTGCTCCTCCTTGAGCAATAGCTATTTGGGTCTTTTGAATTAAGATAGGGTCGTTTAGCATTGCTGCAACGGATAAAGGAACAGTACCTTCTTTTACTATCTTACCGACTTCGTCAAATTCATCAAACAAATGCCCAAATTGTTCTTGTATTAATCGAGATCGTGCCAACTCAGCTTCTGCTGTTGGGGTTCCCGCTATTTTTTGGAGCTCTCTTGCTAAAAGCTGTTTTGCTTCTACAAGTTTTGGGTCGGTTGAATTTAGAAGATCATCAACGGCTTTGCCTTGGTGCATTGTTCTAGCAAAGGCCATATCATCTGCCACCCCCCCAGTTAGAGCCATTGCTTTATTAGCTATCCAGCGGGTAGGGGCAATCTTAAAAATACTCCCTAAGACCATAGGAGCTAATGGGCCTATCAAGGCACCTTTTATTCCAGACCCCCCAAATACTTGTTGGTCTATTCCCAGCCCTAGCCCACTAAGGCCACCAAATAGCATTTCAACACGGGTTGCTGATTTTGGGTCTCTGCGGTAGGGAGCAAGAATCGCTTCTTTTGCTTTACCTGTTAGGGTAGTTGGTGCAAACCCAACTCCCACTGCTCTTCCTGTAAGGGGGTCAACGGGAGAGGCGGGAACAGCCATTCTTACTCCTCCGGGACCGGCAGCTTGAGTGGATCTAAATGTGGTTGTTCCAGCGGCGGCGGCTTGACTTGCCTTACTTGCTTTTGCCATTGCACCTATCGCCTTGGCAAAGGGGTGAGCTAATATGGCAAACTCAGCTGTAGCACTTGCTATATCACCTACCTTACTACCTGTTCCTAATTCTTCACCTTTTCCGAACTTCAGGAGTCCACCAACCATAGGTTCGGCTTCTTCATAATCACCGGAAACAAGGAGGCGTTTTAGGTTATCACGACTAAAGGTTCCTTTTTCTAGTCCCAAGTCTCTTTCTGCATCACGCAGAGCTAAATTTAAAATGGTATCGGGGATTAATGCCAATCCCTTTAATAAACCCCCTGTTATATCTTGCGCTAATGCTCCAGGTACTCCTAAACCTAACGCACTATAATCACCACCTCTTCTTTGCTCTTTTTGAGACATTGAGCCAAGGTCAAAAGTAGCCGTTGTCCTTTCTTCGGGAGGAGCTACTAAACGGGGGTCGCCTATAATTGTTTGTAAAGGAAATCCAGTCCCACCTTCAGGGAAGCGTCTTTCTCTTGCCGCTAGCTCTTCAGGGGTGTGGGGAATAATAGGCATCTAGTTATAATTCTCTTAAAAAGATATAGGAAAAAGGCCCCCTAAGATGTATCGGCGTTGATTGTCCCATGCCAACTCTACATCTAGAGGGGTGGCTAAGGATGAAGCCATATCGGTAAATTCTATCCTACTATAATCCCCTTCTTTTGCTGGTGGGCGTAGTTTCAGCTGTGTATATACATTATTGCCTTTTTCTCTAAAACCCTCATATAAACTAATATCCAAAGTGGGTTTTATAAAACCTTCTCTACTGCGGATTTCTTTACCCAAAACACTTTCTGGGTCAAATACTGCTGCTACTTCTTCCATTCTTTGTAACCCATTAGGGTTAATTCTTGGGTTTTGTACAGTGGCTTGATCTGGTGTCATTTCTATCCATCCAGACCATGTTCTACCTTGTTCTTCCATAAGACCTATAGTAGCTCTCACTGATGGCTTGTCCCAATCCATTGGATCATTACGGGTTGCACTGGCTTGATGTTCTATACGTCCCGGAGCTCTACCCTCTAACAGAGCGTGATCAAACTCGTTAGTGTTAATCATGCCTGTTACAAGGGTCTTAAGTCTAGCAAAACCAGCTTCTGGGTCATTGAAAAATTCTTGATCTATATCAGGAATCTCTCCGATTAGTTTTTGCTCGCCCATTGCATAGCGGTCACTTAATGCTTCAGCCGCAATATACATTCTTATCCATTCTCTTACACGGGCTTTATTGGCGGAATTACCTATAAACGTGGCATACTCGTCTACTCCAAATGCACCAAGGGTATTGGTAGAAAAGCTCTTTAAGGTAGATCCTGGCCCAGTTGGTAGTTTAGCCATATCCCTCATTATAGAGTTTCCCTCGGCTATGGCTTGATCCCGTTCAAATAGTCTTGTTCTAAGGTTGTTTAGAGATGCTTCCGGCCAAGTGCCAACATCTGCCACAGCGGTAGCTCCTTCTGCAGGAGCAACATAACTAGGATCAGCTGCGGTTATCCTGTTAGGGCCAGCTCGTATAACCGCACCATCTTCTCCCATAAACCCTGAATATATCTTTTTAAGGCCACCCATTTCTACATCTGGAATCCATCTAAATTCTCTTCCTGCCTTATCATACTCTGGCGTCAACATAGGTTCATACGTTTTGGCTAGAACCTTCATAGTTTCTGTTGACCAATCCATACCAAGGGTAATTGAGAGTTCTCTTATGTGTGTCATAAGTTCCTGATGAGTACGAGACTGCATGGCAGCTTCTTGCAGGGCATTTGCTAATAGATTTTGTTTAAAGCTCCTATTGCCTTCAATATTACTTTGACTCATGTCAAATGCTTTTTCGGCAATACCCCTGTCATCTAATCGTATTCTTTCCTTTAAGGCTTTATATTCATCAAAGGCTAGGTTTTTAGCTTGATATTCCAGTACGCTTTTCTCTCTCCCTATTTCTGCCAACTTGGGGGCGAGCTCTTTACCCATTGCAGCCATGCCCTGTAATATTGGTCCAGGAGTTGTTGCCAGTGTGCCAAATGCTTCTGCTAGGGCAAAAGCCGCTGCTCCTTTATCCTCTGGTAATCCTATAAAGTCTTGTCTTTCTTTGAGCAGTTGTTCAGGAGTTTTTTCTACTTCTTTACTTGGCCCCAACAGGGCATTTAATCTATTTTGTATGTCTGTAGTGGTGTCTGTAGCAAAAAGACCTTCATCTTCAGCCAGTTCCATGGATGTGCCCATGAGCATCTTCGCATCTTGAGGAGCCACGAGGCCTTCAGCTATAGTGTCTTTTAAACCTACTTGGGTGAGGTGTTCTGGAACATTAGCCAAGCTGCTTCCTTCAAATACTATGTCTTGATAGGAATCAGTTCCAGCTATTTGACGAGCTGCTATATTAGAAGGAAGGTTATATTCATGCAGCGCATCTTGTTCTGCCCCTAGCAAGTTATACTTGGATGTTAGTGGGTATTGCTGTTGAAATTCTTGTGCGCGAGATAAAGCATCTGGTGTTTCTACGTAAGGGTTTGGTACCCCCTGCATAACAAATGGAGCAACTTCCCCTGTGTACGGACTTCCATCTTGGCGATACACAGGGGTATTAGACTTTTTTGCAGCAAAACCTCCCCACTGAAAACCTTGCACTGGCTCAGTAATTGTTTCGGTTTCAGTAAGGGACATTGTTTCTTCTACTGGGGGTGGTGCAGACGGCCCTAAAATGTCACTTGGCACCCCTAACCCTAATCCTCCCCCTCCCCCTTCGGCTTGGTCTAATAACTCAAAGGTGGGCTGTACCAAAGTAAGCACTGATTCCGGTGTAGCCGTGGCATCTTTCCGCCCTACATACTTGGCTAGTTCGGTATACCTTTCGTCCACTGTTTTTTCATCACCGCGCATGGCGTTGATTAAGGACTGGGTATCACCGGCTCCTTCAATTTGGTCAAGCATTCCTGTCAATGACTCAATCCCGCCGGTAATTGTTTGTTGTTCAGCAGGAGAAGGTGTAGGGGGAGCAGCGGTAGGCATTGCATCAGGGATATCTAATCCCAAGCCTTCCACAATCCCTCCCCCCATCGGCGGTGGGGCCATAGGCGGGGGTGCCCCAATTGCCTCTCCACCCATCTGGAACATAGAACGCTTCAAAACGTCTTTTCTAGCCATGTTTATTCCTAGGTGATTGTGAAACTTGTCCCACGTAACATTGCCCCTTTTCCACGGCTTTTGCCTTTAGTGGCTTTGGGTTTTGAAACATTGGGAGTTTTTACATCATACTCATACGGTAAGAACACTTCCCCTTGGTCTTTAATATATTCTACTGTGACCGGTTTAGGGGGGTTAGGTGGCTTTTTACCGTAAATGACTCTTTTTACCATGACGCTCTCCTTAAATAATATTAGCCTGTTTAGCCCCAGCAGCAGTGGAAACTAAACTACCTATGCCCCCAATGGCCTGAGCAGCACGACTGGGTTGCTGTGTGTAGTTTTTAGTAAGCTGCATTTGAGTGCTGGGAGCTCCACGTAACACATCGCTCATGAATCCAATACGCTGATACGGTTCATAAATATCTTGTAACTTGTTCTGTCTTGCTACATCTAGTTGGGTTTGCTCCTGCTGTCTCAAGCGACCACCAGCAGCTTCTAATGTTGCTAGGTCTCTTATATTCATGGTTTGGCCTACTTGCCCTAATTCGGCTTGATTTAATCCGTACTGCCGTGCCAAATCTGCCATTGCAACGCCCTGTTTAGTAACATCGCCATACTGTTGTACGCCACGCAAACCAAGGTTAGCGCGGGACTCACCCAACTGGCCGAGCAACCCTGCTTGTCGGCCATAGATTTCTGCGCCTTGCATACCAAGCTGTCCATAGCCTGTGCCTAAATTACCGAGCAAGGTACCTGTGTCTCTAATTCCTCCGGCGGTTTGGCCCCCTAGCTGTCCACCCTGTATAGCCCCTGTTTGGGCTTGTTGAGCGGCCTGTAGAGACGTTTGTGCGCCCTGTGTTCCTAGGCTACCCATCATCTGGGCACCTTGCTGGCGACGCCTCTGAGAAGCTTCAAACGAAGCCATGGAGTTAGCCTGTGCTTGGGTATAGCCCTGTGCCCTTAAATTCGCTGATGTTTTAGCCTGTTGCTCCATGATATTACGGTTGAGCTCACTTTCTGCCAAAGCTGCACGTGAACCCCCAAAGGCTCCTGCTCCTACCGCTTGCGCTCTTTGTGCCATTAATTGCTTATTACCTTCACGCCTTATATCACCCATTGCAGCATCAATAACCTGTTGCTCATACGGGTTCATATAGGACATTGTAGAGTAAGGGTCATATTGATCCCCTGTTCCCGCCAACTGGCGCATTCCACTTGCCGCACTTGCCAAGCCTATATCACCTGCTCTATATGCCCTGCCCTTAGCCCCCCTTGCTTTTTTCATAGCATCGGCATAACTACCTATTCCAAATCCTGCGGCATCTCTGCCATATTGACCAGACTCTGCTAAATAGGGCTGCGCTCCCTGTACTACGTCAGTTACTAATTGTCTACCTTGTCCTAATGCCCCTATGCCCTGTGCAACAAAAGGATCATAACCCTGCACCGCCCCCCGAATACTGGCATCTGCCGTAGGTAGCCTATTGCCATAAAGGTCAGTAAGAGCGCGTAGCCCTGTACCTACTGTTTGATAGCCCTGTTGTACCGCCGGTAAAAACCCGCCAAAGCTGTCTACTGTAGCTTGGTAAGCAGATCTTTCTAACGGGGAAAGTGCCGCCACCTGTTCCGGAGGAAGCCCTCCAGTGGGTTCTTGAGAAGCTAACTGTTTAGCAAGGTCTATTACACCAAGTTTTCTTGCCTCAATTTCTGGGGATTCTCTGGTAATGGTTGTAGTGGCATCACTGGGAGTAGTTACGCTGGTGCTTCCTGGAACCAGAGTTTTTTGTCCTCCTGCCAAGTAATCTGCTGCATATCCTTGGGCCTGTAAACTGGTTGTTACAGTCTCTACTGGTACTCCTGCCATGTTTGCAAGTTCATTGGCACTAACGCCCTGTGACCGTGCCATGCCAATAAGGTTTTGGAGTTCACTCTGGCTTAAATTTCCAGTAGTTTTAAATTTGTTTACAAGACTAGCAAGTGAGCCTAAACCCCCTGCGGCGGTTGTTCCTGCGGCGGTTGTTCCTGCGGCGGTTGTTCCACCAATAGTGGTTGTGGTTCCTGCTCCCGTGGTTGCTCCCGGGATTCCGTATGTGTCAATAGATCCATCAGTAACTACTGGTTGTCCATCTGCACCAAGAGCAACAGCACCTTCTGTAGTACCTACTCCACCGGCAACTTGTGTTGGGCTTAAACTTCCCAAACCGCCTTGTTGGTTCGTTACAGTATTGGCTATGTTAGCGGCAATAGTTTGCGCTACCCCGGCGGTAGGTCCTACTCCCGCTGTTTGTGTAAGGGTTCCTATACCCGCTGCTGGCGTTACCGCTGCTGGCGTTACCGCTGCTGGCGTTACCGCTGCTGGCGTTACCGCTGCTGGCGTTACCGCTGCTGGCGTTCCTGTTTGTGTAAGGGTTCCTATACCCGTTGCTGGCGTTACCGCTGGTGGTATAATCTGTCCTCCACCGGCTGTAATAGTAGTCGTTTGTCCCCCTGCGGGTGCTGTAGATAAATTATCAATTCCCAATTCTGCTGCAACTCTAGCAGCAGTTCCCGCAGGAACACCAAACAACTGCTCAAAAGTGGCAGCAGATGTTCCTGATTTACGTGCGTGTTCAAACGCAGCAATTTGTTGTTCTGGGGTTGGCTGTCCTCCGCTATTTATAATGTTTAAAGCATCAGTCATAGGATTACCAGCCCCTACTGCCGGAGGCTCATGGGTTGGTAATCCAGTAACAGGATCTACATAGGTAATAGACGGGCGTTGTGTTGTTGTGGTTGCTGTTCCTTGCGTTCCTATTGGTGGAATTCCAGGAAGGTTTCCTATGCCCCCTGTCGGGGGTGAGTATACCCCCGGTAATGCCGGAATAGCGTTACTCTTGGCAAATTGTGCCGCTGCCCCCGCTGGCAAACCAAACATTTTTTCAATTTGGCTCTCACTTATACCAGTGGCTCCTGCTTCCTTAAACGCTTCAACTTGCAACCCAGAAGGAATATCTAACCCCTGCTCATTAGCCCATCTAGCTGCACCCAACGCCCCATACGTCCTATAAGCATGCCCTATACTCTGTGGCCCTCCTCCTGGGTATTTGGGGACAGGAGGCGTCCGAGGTTCTGGTTGCGGACTCATAGCAACTGGGCGGAAATTACTAATATCCTGTCCTTTAGCTGCTGCGGCTGCTACTTGTTGCTGCCACTTGGCGTCTTCTGCTCTCTCTGTCGCAATTCTAGCTTCGTATTCAGCTCTTTGTGGTGGTGTTCCTCTTTGATGAAATAATTGAGGTACGCCCATCTCATTAGCAAAAGCGTAGGCCGTCCCCCGTGGCATATCAAACATATCTTCCAGTTGCTCTGCTTGCATACCCTTATATGAGGCTTCCGCAAACGCAGCCTTTTGTAACTCGGGAGGAATAGGTTGTCCTTGACCATGTAACCAACGCGCTCCTCCCAACTTACCATTTTGGGCTATTGCTTCCTGTAGGTTTTGTGGAGGAGGAGGTCCACGCGGGCGTTTAGGCGTCTTGTTATGTGATAACAAACCTGCTGCTACATAAGTATGAGCCTCGTCTACCGTAATCTTTACAACATCACCATCACTCCACCATCTAACACCATGCAACGCCCTTCCGTTTACGACATCACCTATCTTCATATCTTCGGCTTTAACCCACTTCTTGCCGTCTACATAAAACTTATGCGACCAAGAACAAAGAATTTCCTGCTCTTTATTGTTATTATCACAAAAACCCAGTTTTAAGCGTGGTTGGTCCTCAATAAGCTCAACATAAGTAACAGGCCACTGGCCCCATTCCAGAGTTTCCTCATGTTGGGTATGTACTAAATCACCTACCTTTAACTCACCCGCTGGAGTCTCTCCATCCTTTAATCTAATAAGAGTTTCTGGAGATGGGCATGAACTTATCGGTGGCGGCATATTAATTGTGGGAGGAGGAGGAGTTCCCGGATCAAATTGAGGTTGCGGCATAGTAGGGACATCTTGTCCGGGTGGTGGCGGCATAATAGGGACATCTTGTCCGGGTGGTGGCGGCATAGTAGGGAAATCGTCTATAACTTCGTCTGGTGGTGGCATCGGCACTGGGTTGAGCGAAACTTGTTGGTCAAATTGTGCTCTAAACTCTGGGTCAAAGGCTCCAAACGTACCCATAATTGCCGCTTTGCCTTCGTCCGAACTAGATTCCAAAAGCCCCCGAATACCAGCCGATTCCTCCGGAGTCAACGTCCCATCAGCTAAATACGAAGCTACAGTGCTATTTGTCCATCCGGGTTGTACGTCATGTCTGGTTCCAGCCACATCATAAAGATAGTCGCCGCCAAGTTGGGGTTGTGGCTGCGGTAAGATTGGCTCTTCTTGGGGTGCTACCCCAATACCTTGTTGTTGTTTCCACGCTAAAAAGGCAGGATCACTTAAATTCTCTCCCCCAATCGTAGGGGCTTGTCCGGGATTTACAGCATTTTGCCATGCACTGTAAAACTCGAGGTCTTGATAATACTCTGCGGATTGTCCTGGAAGTGCCATTATCCTCTCCCCTCCAAGCGGTGCATCATTCTGTACATTTTCTTAGCTCCCTGTCTTCTATCTCCATTTCCTGCGTTTCTTACTGCCTTGGCTGTCATTACAAATTCACCATCACTTAACATAGCGGGAATAGAATCACTTTGTCCTGACCCCGCTCCATTAATAGCCCCGCCTTCACGCGCTCCTGCAATATAAGCATTGAGTGCTTTCCGCGAAGCAGACTGAGCATAAGGCGTACCAGCCAATATATTAGGAGGAGCTCCAAGCCCCATTTGTGCAGGGCCACTGGCTAACAGGTTAGGTGTAGAAGAAGTAGGAGTAGGAGTACCCGTTTGTGATGGTGGGCCTCTTTGATAAAACGGGTTACGGCCTACAAAATCTGCAAAATTATACATGTAGCGGTCAGGCTGGGAATAGAGCAAATCCTCACCTGTTGTGGCATAGGATTCTATATCCTCTTCTCCCAAGAATGGTTGTTCATCAAAAGCACCTAGGGCTGCTGCCCCGCCTGTAACCGTAGCGGCTAGAGGGCCGTATTTTTGTAGCATACCAGCATCTGCAGGTAGTCCTGGACGGCTTGGGCTGATATGTTCTCCGTAAAAATCTTTAGTCTTCTGCCATAAACCATCACCACCCGCACCACCCGCAGCGGTACCCGCTGCCGCTGGACTTTGTACTCCTGTAGGAGTAATTTTCATTCCTCCCGTTACAGCAGCTTGTTGTAAGCTAGAAAGGTCAGCTGTGGTGTAACCTCCTGTACCTGTGGCTCCTGATAGTGTGTTTCCTAAAACAGGGGGAGGTAAATTTGATGCGGAAGAGAGGGGGCTATTGGCAAAGTCTATAAGTTGTTGGTTAGTAAATTGCGTACCAGAAGTTCCACCCAATGTACCACCAGCTGGAGCTCCCGCTTGCGCCCCAGATGTTCCTGTAAACATGGGCTGTGGTGTAAAGGGTTGCGTAACACTCTGTCCCAACGACTCCAAACCCGTACTAACTCTTTGTCCCGCAGGAGCTTGCATTCCTTTAATACCAGCCTGAGTAACAGCCGCTAACGCATAGCCTGTTGCCGCCGACTTCAATACATCCCCTGTACTACCTCCCTGTATAGCAGTACTCGTACCACTAACAATGGCACTTGATACCGGCAGGGGAATACCCATACTGGTTAGCCACACAGTAGCTAAAATAGGCAATACCACTTTTGCAATTTTCTTAATACCCTTCCACAACCCACTGAGGAAAAACTCAGGCATTCCTGTTTCGGGGTTAATACTGTTTAATTCATTACCTACAATGTACCGTTGTGGATCTAGCCCCATCTCTCTTAACTGGGTATAAATCATTTCAGCCATCTTGGGGTTAGCTTCCATCACCTCCATTGGGAGAACTGTTTCTCCCTCTGCGGCATGGACAACGTACATATCTTCCTCGCGGCCCATCTCCGCCAAAATCTTGGCAGCATTGTGCATGGCCGACGTAGCTTGAATACCAGAGAGGAGATTGTAGTTAAGTGTGGCTATACCCTGCATTTTTTAGCACCGTTTAAGTGTATATTTTTAGATGCAGGAGTAGCGATTTTCCTGTAAAACGCTGTTTGCATCATACCTGCCCCCTAAAAGCCTGACAACTAAGTTGTAACTACTGTAACACTACCTACCGCACTCGTAGCACTTATCCCTGCGGGGTAAGCTATATTAACTAATGCTATATGTACTACTCCAGAAACCTGAAAAAGAGCTCCCGTTTCCAACCCTGCATCGCTAATTGGTAGCTCTGTTAGGGTTAAAGTGGTAGCTCTTAAATCTCCAGGATTCTGCACCTGCTCCAAAAACACACTAAACGCATGTACCACATTTGCCATGTAACTTGAATTGTATTTTGGCGGCGCAACAGGGAAAAATGGGCGAACAACTTGGCGCGTCATCTTCTACCATCCTCCCTTATTTCTACTCGGGGCGTTCCTAATCTCCATTGAATACCCGTACCACTAGACTGTACCTTTAATGCAAACGACCTGCCCCGTAACCGAATGTTTACCTGATTAGTAAACTCCTGCACAGGTGCGGACGCAGTTTTGGTAATAGTGGTAGAGTCACTTTGCAAATAAGTCCCTCCCGGATAGTTACGGGTTTTAAGGGTCATATCTACACTGGCACTTGAGTCTGTAGAATCGGTAAAGGTTAAATCAGGTATTAAACGGCTTAAAAACACAAACTTTTCACCATCTCCTATATCCATCTGGCTGCTTTCTATATAACTGTCTATAGCAGTGGGAGGGGTAGTAGATCCATCATCCAAACCAAACTCATGGTTATATAAATATCCATCTGTACTGGCAGCAATAGGGTAAGTATTCTTACCTCTATCTATCCATGCAGTGCGCGATAAAGTGCCGTAATACCACACTTGAGACTCGTAGTTATAAACTACATACTTGTCCTGCACAGCAGAAGCAGCCGAACAATAAAACCACCAAACCTCAGAAAAAGAAGAATTTAACGCTGCTGTAACCTGCTCTGTTTGCTCTAAATTAAAGTCATTAAAAACATACGTTAAAACCGTGCATGGCAATTTTTGTACCTGTCCGGTGTATATGTAAAACTCTTCCAGGCCCATCCAAAACACCATATCATCCACGGCTTTGGCTGCTAATGGCCCTGCAATCGTGGTGTTCTCTGAAATCTGGTCAATGCCAAAGGTAAACGGAGGGCCTAGGTATTGCATAGTGTGAACACTTACATCAGTAAAAATCAACACATATTGGCGTGTTTCTACTGCACAAATAATTTGTGTTCCTGCACCTACCCGTAAATCACCTGCTGAGTTTTCTACCTGAGTGTCCCATATAGTTGCCGATTCTTGACTACTAAACCGAATGAGTAAAGGGTCTAAGGTTCCTAAAGAAGCTGCCGCATCACACCCCAACACTATAATGTGTCTATCTCTATTACTTACTAACACTTGTTTAGCCAACGTAGGCGTACCTGCATCAGCTCCCGCTAAATCAGAAAGGGCAATTCCTCTATCTGTGCCTAGCGTATCAACACTGGTATCCCAGTAATAAATACCCCCGTCTCGGGCATTAAAAATAAGGTCTTCACCAAAATTATCTTGTGACCAAATACGCAAGGTATTAGCAACAGTTAAAGGTGTTGGGGTTCCCCATGTTCCTGCACTCCATGTTCCTGCACCCCAACCTGTGCCGGTAACTGCTACTGCTAATCCTGTATTAATCTGATAAGTTCCAACAATCGAACCCCCACCATTACCCGTATCGGAAACATTTGCTGTTACAAGACTAGGAACAAGCTGTCCATCTACTGTAATGCTTTGAATAGAGGTTCCGGCGTCTCTTGCCTGTATGGTATAGGAATTAGCTGTCGCCACATTTACAACCTCGTATTCCTGATTAAGTACATCCGCAGTAATGACGCCGCCAAGGGTGGCTGCACCGGAGAACGTCACAAAATCATTTTCTATTGCGCCATGAACAAGATCCGTAATGGTAATGGTAGAAGAGCCATTGCTGGCGGCAAAAGTTACATCGCCCGCCGCTGTAATAACACGGATAGGGGTAACATCATAAAAAAGACCCCCTTCCTCAATATAGAATTTAAGGCCCGTCCCTACTCCCAAAAACTTGGTGCCAACTAAAGATAAGAAGGAAAAAATAGACCTGCATTTGCCTAAAAAACTGGAAATAGAGTACTTGGCCCACCCCCCTATTTTTTGGGGTAAATTTGAACGGAACCGGATTTTATCAGAATCGAACCAGCCGCCTTCATTAGTATAGGAAGTAGTATCTCTTACTATTCCAGGACGGAATTCTAATTTTGCAAAAGGCATTTAGTACATCCTTCCTGCTACTGTGGCTATAACCGCTAAAACAATCCAAAAAACCCGCTCCCCGAATTTAACCGAAGGACTCATTTTTTGAATTTTCTCATCCATAGAATTTACACGTTCTTCTGTAGATTCCTGGCGGTTAAACATCGTCACAATACGCTCATCAATACGCGCAACAGTGATAAGAACATCCTGTAAATCCGAGCGCATTGAGGGTTGTCTATTAGTCATTTAAACGGTGGCCCTATAAACCATGCAACAAGTGAGTCTCTAACTCCTCTAGTTATTGGTTTAACTCCGTGCATCATAAAAGAAGGAAACACTATAATAGAACCTGCCTTATACAAATCGGATGCTTTCATTACGCTTTTCCCTTCTGGGTTTAACGTGGTGAACTCAAAATCCCCTCCTTCGTAATCATCATTTAAGAGGATACTCATGCTCAATTTTCTAACATTTCCGTGTAGGAAAGAATGGTCGGGCCGATTATAAGCAGATAAATTGTCACTTCTTCCGTCCTTGTGAAATCCGTAGAAGCCGCCTTTTTTGTAACGAGTTATCTGGATTGTTTCAGCGGCTTTGATGTCATATTTCCAACCCGCTTGTTCGTTTGCTGTGACCATGTAGGGCCATATTAAGTCATATACCCATTGATCCGCTACCCACGCAATATCACTTGTTCTAATATTTTTATTTAATTCTTCTTCGGGTTTTTTACCCTCTATTCTTTCTTGGGCGGTAGCTCCCCCATTACTTTTTTCTATTGTAGCTTTTTCAAAGCCCTTGTCTCCTAATTTTATTATTCGGTTGCAAGTTTCTTTGTTTAGCGCCTCAGTAAAAAAATACCATTCATTAGTCAAATTCAATTTCTTTCCATTTACCAAGGGGGCAGCTTTGCCCTTTAAACCAAGTTTTAGCTGGTATAAAACATCCACATTCTTCACACACCTTAACCGCCTTAATATATCGGGGGCATTCCTTACACGTAGCTAACCTCTCCCTGCGAGATGATCTTAACACGCGGGAGAAGGGGGAAGACCTAACAACGCGGTCGCGCCAAGGATAGACACTAGAAGGTATAGTCATCAGCTAAGTGCCATTGGTAGAATATCTATTATTAAATGAACTCTATCTGCCTCCGAATTATTTGTTACAGAATGCACACGGGAGTTGTTAAACTCAAACAAAGTGCCGGGAGCAAAATACTTATTTACATCACCCACCATAAAGTCAGTTCCAGTTTCTGCGGTTACTACGAGGTGACACCTGTGGATAGTTAAAAGACCTACCCCCCTATCTGCATGAGGAATAATTTTGCCCCCATCAGGTAATAGTGTGAGCATCGCCTTGTACACAATCCCGCTATAAAGATTCTCAAGGAATGCAATAAATGGCTGCACTAATTTCGCGGCTAAAGAATCAACATTCATTAAGACAGTAGGTAAGGTGATAGTGTCTAAACTACTCCACACAAGAGGAAATGTTTTTGTGTCCCTGTGTGCGCCAAATGTGTTCTGTCGATGGTCCCATACATCCCATTGTTCGGGAGTTATTCCGTTACAGAATTCTGCCAAAGCCGCCACCTCAGCGTTTTCTTGTAGAACCTTAAAATTCCCTTCAAAATTCATCTCTTGGCCTATGGACGCAAATGCGAATTACTGTTTTCCAGTGTTAATTGTTGCAACACGGCGCATCTCTGAATAACATCATCCGAAAGTTCAACATCAATCTTACGACGACTAATTGTTGGTCGAACATCGTGTAACCCTGCATTTTTATAAAAGAATTCGTCATTGTCGGGATGGTTATTCTTTATGCTTGTTAGGTCATGCTTAAATGGTTTTATCCCACAAAAGCTATAAATGGAATCTAAAACATCTTGAGGGTTGTCCACTAAATCATCATATTTAATAAACAAGAACTCACCGTTGTTATTCTGTCTAGCCCAGTTAAGTCCGGTTAACGGCGGTATTAGCCATTTATCAATCCCTTTTGTAAAATTTTCCAGCATCTCGAAAGTGCTGTTACCGCTTCGCCTTTTCTGTGCCACTAAGGACTTAATTACATCAATGATTGGTCTTTCTAAAACTATAACTTTCGGGGAGTTTTTAAAATATCGTTTCAACATATCCATATTGTCGGGGAGCGTCCATGTCCTACACTTATCCATAACTATAGAGGCCGATATGTCTTTGTAATATACATTGGGGATAGAGGCCACCAGATCATCCGTTGTGTGAAGTCTATAAGCCCCATTAAGCTGTTCATTGGCTGCTCCATAACAAGACTGCTGCATATCCCACATCAACTGACAAACTGCGCTATTACCTTCTGCATGAATAGCGGGGTTCTGATCTAGGATTGCGGATAATAAGGTAGCACCACCTCTTATCATTCCGCTCAACCCTATAAATTTACTAATCATGGGGTGGCGGAAAATTGGTGACTTTATTGAAGAAGTGCCACTCAGGGTAAGTCATAACGTCTTTCCAAGTCTTGCCCTCCGGCAGCTCAACCCAAATCCATTGAGTAAAATCAAATGTGTATGTCGCGCCGTCACTTGGATATTCAGGTTCTTCTCTCCAATTGTTATCCCCACCCGACCAACGATAGATTTCATCGTCATCAGGTCTAGGGACTGGGGGAACGAAGATGAGATCGGTTTCGTCAAATATGAAGGCGTCCCAGTTTGAAACTTGATCTTTTTTCTTCCAATCCGCTAGTAACTCTTTTATATAAAAGGCTCTTTCCGCTTGGATTAGCTCGTCTTTTTCTATCTTCTCCGCAGGTGACATTTCATGAGCTACGTGCTTATCCGTACACATCCCATCAACCAATTCGTAGGTTGTGGAAACATGAGTCTCATAGGTTCCCGGCTCTGGCTTTTCTATTCGTATGAACTCTACAAATTCAGGAGGTAAGTTATTTATATCTACTTCTGGAAAAGCCTGAATAAAGTTCTCTTCCAAAATTGGATGCTCAAAAGGAACTTCGTTTTTAATGCGTATAAAAAGCCTCACTATAAGTTCCCCGTATTTGTTGAGGGATAAGAACGTGAGCTTCCGGGCCAGAGAATGCGAACCGCGCCCTTTGCTCCCGCCCCGGTTCCGCCAGACCCCCAAGCGTTAGTTCCGCCCCCACCACCGTAATTACCCCCCGCTCCAGCCCTAAGAGTCTGACCAGCAGCACCACCTGAACCACCTCCGCCGCCACCCGGATCACAACAACTGGCGCTGGGGGCATTGCTACAGCTTGAACCAGCCCCCCCATTAGAACCTTCACCTAAAAGGCCGACACCACCGCCACCGCCACCACTACCACAATAACCATCGTAGCCAGAACTACCGCCACCGCCACCACTACCTGGATTTCCCGAGCCAGCGCCGCCATTGCCAGAGTAACCAGCAGCCCCACCACCATTCCAAGGCACTCCACGCCCACCATCACCGCCGCCGTCGCCTGTGTTACCGCCACCAGCACTAGCGTCACCGCCTTCTCCTTCTACAGTGCCACTGGATACAAAATAGGAATCACCGCCAGTGCCCGCACTGCCCGAACCAACTTCAACAGTATAGGAACTAGCGGGAACTGTAGTGTAATTGTTTTTATAGCCAAGGCCACCACCACCTCTGGACCCACCACCCCCTACAGCCATGACAGAGACATTAAATGCTCCGGCCACCGCTACCCAAGAGAATGTCCCCGCAGTCGTAAAGTCCACTTGGCTAGTTGTTGCTGTTGTGGAGGTTGAATTACTTGCTGAACTCTCTGCACTATTACCTACACTATTTACAGCATGAACAGTAAACGTGTAGCTTGTAGATGCAGTAAGCCCTGTGACCGCAACCGTCCCCGATCCAGATTGGCTTAGTGTGCCCGTGATACTTCCGGGTGTAGAGGTAGCTACATAGGAAGTAATGGCCGCACCACCATCATTTGCGGGAGCCGTAAATGCTACATTTGCAGTTGTGGTGCTGGTTGCAGCGGCAGTACCAATCCCCGGTGCATCAGCGACAACAGCAAAAGTACGAAAGGCTCTGAAAACTCCTATAAGAGCGCCACTCATGTTAAGGCGCTTCCCGATATAAGCCACGTTGTTGCGGTCATTTTAAGGGCTGTCGCAGACCCGTAGTGGGCCAGTGACCTAGTACCTGTTGTGCCATCTTTGGCGAGATACATAGTGTCGGATGTAATCGCTATTGATACGACCTGAGAAGTCATGTTGACAAAAACTACCGCAGTACCTATCGGATAAGCTACTGAACTATTAGCCGGGATGGTGTAAGTCCGAATGGTCCCATCAGTAGAGGGGTGAAATATATGTTTTCCTGCGTCAGCCAGAACCAAAGTGTAATCTGCACTTTTGCTGTTTTGTGGAATGTTCTTAAAACCAACCGCATCTGTTCCGTCAACAGTGCATCCAGACAACGTACCAGATGCGGGTGTGCCAAGAGCAGGGGTAACAAGTGTAAGGCTAGTTACTGTGCCCGAAGCGTTAGTTAGCACCAAAGCAGACGGTGTTCCAAGAGCAGGTGTAACAAGGGTTGGGCTTGTCGCAAAAACTAACGAGCCTGATCCTGTTTCGTCAGTTACCGCACTGGCAAGGTTGGCTGATGAAGATGTCCCAAGGAAGGTTGCAACACCCGTAGCCAAGCTGGTAATCCCTGTACCACCATTACCAACAGGGAGGGTGCCGGTGACCTCTGAAGTAAGGTCAACGACAAGGCTCGGATCGGCTGTAAATACAGCGGCTCCGGCCCCCGCTCCATCCGTATATACCAAAGCACGGGCACCACTTGCTACATTAACGGTAGCACCTGCACCCTGCTTGATCGTGATGATCTGGCTTCCGGTAGTGGCGTTTTCA